TTCGCAAGAAACACTTGTATTAATCAGCGGCAACTTTTGCATGATAATTCCTTTCTCTCAATCCTCTTTAATAGCCATTCTCTTGATTCCGGCCAGCGGAACTCGTTTTCTGGAACCCGGTCAATAACATCGAGAACAAATTCCGGGTCGTGATCGGCCCGGTCATGGCAGGCAGGACAAAGCAACATAACGTTTGTAATGTCGTCTTGGCCGCCCTGACTCCTGAATATGATGTGGTGCGGTTGGATGGTTTCGGCCCCGCAGTTTAGACCCCGGCAACGCCAGTGGTCAAGGTTGCAGACCAAGAGCTTGACATCCTCCCATTGTTTTTTGTCGCGCTTATTTGACGGCGGCTTCGGAAATATCACGAGACTTCCCTTTTTATATATCTTTTCATCCATTGCCTGACACGCTTGCGATAATAACGCTTCGTATATTTACGAATACCCGGACGCCACTTGAGGAACCGGCGCCAACGAGTCAGGGCATCCTGTTCATCGCCTGATATGAGAGGTATTTCGGGTTTCACTCCGCGAACTCCTTGTAGGTGTTCATTGAGCCTCCGGGATTGATGGTTTCAGGTTCTGTATTTTTTCAATGACATCAAGTATTTTATGGACATCTAAATCATTCCCGAATATTCGATTTATCTGTTCAATACGACGGAACGCTGAACTCAATTCATAATGATTTTCATATCCGGCTGATTTGCAAACATCTATCATATCCGAATTTTCATTATCTCGATGGTTCAGCTTCCAGTTTGCATCATCCAATTCTTTCTCTAATTCACTTAGTTTCGTCCATACTTTACTCGAAACTTCACGACCTATCCATCGGCATCGCTCTTTATTGGCCAACCATCCTTCAAAATATTCGCGGCGTGTCGAATAAAATGGAATCCGGTCGCTATCTATCCGGTTCATAATGATATAGAGATAAAAATCATCGGGTAGTTGGATATTACGATATAGCGGTTTGACCGCCGTATGCGGCTTGCCGTCTCCGTTGATGGTCACCAGACCAATTCCGGGTTGTCCTATTGCCTCTATGTCCTGTTTGGTTATAACGCCCGCCGGACATGCAAAGCTAAATATATTACAACATTGCAAATAGGCAGGCCACTTATGGTCGGATAAGAAGTCTTGGCGGCTCACCTTGATTTCGTAGGCGGTAACGCATGGGTGCGCCCAACTTCTTTTAATGGCAACCAGATCAATTTTTCGCAGTTCTTTATTAAACCATGTTGAGCCAGTTTTAACTTCGGTGATGGTAAATTCGTCGCCATGTCTATGTTTACAAATAGATTCAGCGACTTGAGCGGCAGTCATTTTTTGCTGTCGGCTCATCCCAGTATCTCCTTGATTAGGTATAACAAAGCATATTCAGGGGTGTCGGCATCATATGCTTTCATATCATCACCATTGGAAAACCATGCCTCATGTCTTTTGGAAAACTTATTATATGCTATACCATGAAATTTGTCCGGCCACAATTCTCGTGCCCAGTCCCACAGCCCCCGCATCGTGGGGATGAGGACGCACTTGGAATCAATTATTGAATCTATCATATTACGATTTAACAATGGTGCCTTTGGATATGGCGGGGGAAATTCACTGCCGGGGAAATAATACCATTCACCGGGTTTTATTTCCTGCCGTCCTTGGTCATCGCACCGATAGCCCAGCTTCTTGGCAAGTTGGGCGTGTTCAGGACTCATCATTTGACGCCTCCGCGAATAAAATCATTAATGTCATCTAATTGATTGGGAGTTATGCGGCTGTGGGTTGCCCAGAAATATTTCCTCCCCCGCTCTTTTCCAATGTCGCATAAATAAGTTCCATTTCGCGAAAATATTCTATATAAACCATTATATCTCAGATAAACCAAGATGTAGCGATATTTGAAACCTGTCTTTTTCATATCCTCACTCCTCCGCCATCAGGCTGGCGATGACTCCGTTACAGGATTCGCATCTTATCTGCTTCGTTCCACTCGCGGCCCCCGATTGAGCGGACACGCTGAATATGTTTTCCTGTCCTTCTTTTTCCATTTGCTCTAACTGACGGCTTTTTCTGCCCGATGCTCTGTGTGACGCGTCGTATTGATTATGACATCGCTGACATAAGGCTCTCAGGTTGTCAGGATCGCAGTTCTCCTCCGTATGGTCAAGGTGGGCAATCGTCAGGACTATTTTAATAACTTTAATACCGTCATAGGATAACGCTTCAATCTGCACCCAATCTTCGGCATTCACTTTTACAAAACGTTCACCATCCCAATACCCCGTGATATGATTTTGCACGCCGCAAAATTCACAGCGGTTGTTTGCCCGAGCTAATATCTGTGGCCTAATTTCACTCTTCCAATTACTTGGATATCGGTCTTTATTTTCGGGACGGATAGGCATTATAACGCTCCCCCACCGTGCTTGATAAGGTTGTCAGTTGTCATCGTCGGCCCCCCATTGCGGGCAGGACTCTTCATTACCGCAAATTGGACAAGTATTAAATACAATGTCGGTGACTAATGTTCCATAATAAATACAATCACTATTTGAACAACGCCCCCTATTCCACTTGCATGTTCCGCAGGTTTCACTCATGGTCGGCCCCCCTTATTCCTTCATGCAATAACTGCGGTGATAGACCGCCAAGGAATTTATCAATTTCATCATTGACGGGGTGATTACAATCTGAACCACTATCCAACAAATAACTGGCCTTACCCAATAGCCGAATAGCCTCAACTAACATTTCATGTTCACTCATGGTCGGCCCCCCATTGGGGGCAGGATGAATAAATCGTCAAGCTGTGTTGATACCATTGAGACTTTTGATTATCACATATTTGAGTCACGGCATTTTTCCACTTGCACGTTCCGCAGGTTTTATTCTCCATGCTCTGCCTCCAGCGAAATGCGGGCAAGACGGCCTCCAGATGAATCATATTTTTCCGCACTTGAAGTTAGTAAATCATACATATCATCATCTTTTATGGTTGTTCTCCCGTCTGATACAAATCGCCCATATCTCCAGTTTTCAGGATTCGCATAATAATCCCGAACCGCTCTTAGCTTCTCGTTCTCCGCCCGCAGTTCGGCGTTCTGCGAGTCAGCGAATGACTGGATTTCTGCGGCAATACATTTAATCAAATCTGTATTGGGGTTATTATAATAATCAAAAGGTTCCATCCCACGAATTCTAAGAAAAACACAACCCTCAACAGTTAAATCTATGGTGACATCATGTAGAAACATTCTCGCCACGTCTTCGGCGGCCCGTGATACCACCGGGGTATTCTGTTTATGATACTCCTCGGCGAACGCTTGGAAATGCCTTGCGAGTAACGGCACAACCTCATAGTCCGTCATTACGTTAATATCACCCTCAATGTCAGCAATGAGATTTCGGGCGGCATCTTCGGCGGTTTTACTCGGCATCGGGGGCCTCCTCGATTGGTTTAAGATTCTCTCTGGGCCACCACTCAAGTAACCACGCATCGAATTTGTATTGTGGGTCGAAATCCTCTAATGTAAGTGAACACGAATCACATGTTTTCCATCGGATAGCTTCTAATAACTGGTCACTTATTTGAGGGTCAAACTTTTTCTTCTTGCTCATACCGTCCCCCCTTGCCGAGCGGCGAGATATGCACTTAATGCAATAAAATATTGTGTCGTTTTATCAATCTCATTAAATTGGATGAAAATGTGATAAGGGTGAGGAAGTCCAAAATATATTTCCGCATGTAACCCACCCTCCTCCATTCTAAATGCTCCATTTGCCAGTTGCAAGTCCTCCGGCCATTTCGCCTCGTCACCCGCCGGTTGGTGCGACTCAACGGGCTTTGTGTCGCATGGATGAGACTCAACTCCCTCCGGCCACTGTTCGCCGTTGGGTGGGGCGACGGGCGCGGGTATGTCAATCGGTTTTGCCCCAAGTTCGACCATCTTATCCGTCAGCTTATCGACGAATTCATCTTTCGCATCTGCGGGCGCGGGGTGCGATTCCAGATATTCTTTGGCCCGTTCTTTCATCCACTCACAATGCCGACAGTCGGATGAAGCGATTTCGTCATCAATGTCAACCTGGATCGTTCCAGTATCAGCGTCGGCAATCATCTGAAGAACTTCCCTCGCCTCTTGCGCTGTATCACTTGTGACGGGCGCGGGGGCTTGTTCGGCGATCATTGCCCTCATTTATCCTCCCTTTCCCGCCAGACGGGGATAATTTTATCCAAATCCTCTTTAGCTTTACACCATCCCACGTAAGCTTCACCCCCTGGACTAAATGATGGTGAACCACTCATCCAGTGAATTATTTCAAAAAGTTTTTCAATGATTTTGTAATCTGGCCACTCCTGTTCACCCTGAACAACTACACCCCGCCGGGCGGCGAGCCATTGTCCAGTCAAATCGTGAATTAATTGAATTTCTTCAATACAGGGGAATTTGATACTTTGATTTGAACGATAATCATGGAAATACATTCCGTAATATGGGTCAGAATTAAACCCGATTACTCTTTCAGGATTGTGCATTCCGTCAAATATCGTTACACTCTCTGGATATTGGGTTTTTGCGCTATTCTCCCCTTCGCCCTGAACGGGGGACGATGGCTTGTCGAGCTTCTCCAGCACCTCGGCGATCCACTCAAGGCGCTCCGAAATGGCGATGCAGGCATAGATTTTATAGGTATCTGCCAAATTGGGAGGATGAGTTGACCACTCTGACATATTTGCGGCATCCTGTTCTAAGGAGCCCAATTCTATTCTAAATTTTCCCATCTTTTACCTCACGAGTTAAATTCTTAAAGTTGTACCTGGGACGGCAATAGGCACAATCCAATGCGGGTCTAAAATTCGATCCACGATACGTTGCCAGCCATCCCATCTTCGCATATCCGGGATTTCAAAGTTGGTCGTAATAAAAGTTAATTTATTGGTCCGCCAGCGATAATCAAAAAATTCCTCCAAAAGAGAAATGTTCCAGCCGGATTTATCGTCATAACCGCGGCCGAGGTCATCCAATAAAATAATTTTCGTCTGAAATAAATAGTGATGCTCAAGCGATGCCCCGGTTTCGGATTTCTCGGATCTCAACACTTCAACCAATCCCGCATGAGTGACAAACCGGATGTAATCAGAATTTTTAACCGAAAAAACTTCATTGGGACCCGTATAAAAATACTCGCCGACAACAGCTATGATGTCGGGCGCTATCTTCTTATAAAAATGCCGTTTGGCCTCATCTATGAAATATTTGAAAAGAAGGCAGAGGATGGAAGTTTTTCCATTACCAACCGCACCGGAAAAAAGCAAACCATAAGGGTCGCCGCCCGATATGCTGCCCAAGCATTTGTATATTTCAGCCTGTACATCCTTGTCCACACGATCCATCCTTGCCGCCAAATGGCGGGGGCTGAAATAGCTTTCAACTGCTTTATTAAAGCTCGATTCGGCCACCTTTTTTATAGCCGCCAGTAATTCCGGGCTTTGTTTTGGCATGATAATTCACCCCTGATTGTTTTTTAAGTTCTCTGGTTAGCCATCCGCGAATAAAGCGTATCCAATTTTTTTTACGGCCTTTGTGCGGCTCCGTTTTCACCCAACTAACCATTATTTCAAATTCGCGCTGAATGTCATCCATCGACATCCCGGCCGCTTGAAAAGAAAGATGCAAATTAGAATCGATAAATTCCTTCTGTGCCGCCTTCAATCCATTAACGTAAAATGTCATATCGGCCATAATCAGTCTCCGTTTTCAATGATAAGTTCAGTGTCATCAGTAACGCGTGTAATAAAATACTGAAAGTCGTCTTCGGCGCAGCATTTCAGGAATATCTGATAATTCTTATTCGACAAAGATTCTATCCTGTCAACACAGATAGCCTTCAAGGGGCCGGCCAACGCACGTGCAAGCTGGACCGAGAAATTAATCTGCTGTTCGGTCGATAGTTGATCGATGGCCACCCCATTCAAAAATACATTATCACCCTCGACCGACAATCCTTCAATCGGAAGTTTGATCTCCGAAAGTATCTTCCGGGGAATATCGCCGGCCAACAATTTGCAGATGAGGTCAAGCGCCTGATGTTTTTCGCGCTCCGGAATTAATTCAGCTTCCCGCTTCGATATGGCCTCGATTTTGTTTATCAGTTTTTGGGCTTTCTCATGCTCCTGAATTTCAGCTTGAACCCCCGAAATATTCGGCTCAACATAGTTCAGCAATTCTTCGTTGATAAGCTGAATCTGGTCAATTAGAAAATTATTCTGATTTTCCAGCTCTGCGAATTTGGCGTCAAGGCGAACTATTTCTTTTTTGATGTCATCCTGGGCTTTCTGGTTTTTCTCGATTTCCGAATTATGATGCTCTTTTTGGGCGATCATTTTTTCGTGGTTTGATACAATCATCTCCATTTTTCTCAAGACATCAAGTTTTGAGGAAATGGAACAATTATATTTTTGCACGTCGAATGTTTCCGGAATTTCCGCTTTGTCCTGATTGATGGATTTTTCCAGCTGGTCAACCTTCCGACCCTGCTCTCGGCGAATATCATAAACATAATCCCGGATCTCCCCCAAAAGAATAAGACCATGCTTTTGAAAATTGAATCGGGAAAAATCGACAAGGGACGCATCGGCGCCGCTCTCGATTAGCGGACCAGACACCATTTCGGGGGTTAAATGAAACGATATCGCTTTCAGGATTAAATTTCGACGGGTTGATTTATCCTGAAGGAAAAAATCAATTGGGTTGAAATGCAATCCCGACTCTCCAACGATTTCGTTGAGCCTGGTCTGAGCAGTCCCTACCGGGCGGCCATCCTCGACCAGCTTCAAATTGTTCGTTTCGTTTGTTATGGTACGTGAAATCTCAACCGTTTTCAAGGTTGACAGGTTTTGAAGGCTCATCATAACCTGAGCGGCCGGCCGGCCTGTCATAATCAGCTCAAAATCAGTTTTTTTATCCGCCTTTTTCAGCGCGGCCCGAATCCCCTTAATGAAGGAGGTTTTCCCCAATTCATTGTCACCCTTAATGATTACCAATTTCCCAAGGTCCTTGCGGACCATTTCGGAAAAGCCGAGGAAATCAAGATATGTGACGGCTATTATCCTGAATTTATCTTCCTTCTCCTGATTCATAAATCACCTCTTTGTTTTGAAGTTGTTCCTTGTAATTTTCTGCCCTGTGATACTGACAATACCCAAAAACAGCCAATATGACCGCAATGATAATAATCAGCGATTTTTTGACAATTTTCATCACCATCGTATTAATAACACTGGGCATTTTCAAAAACCTCTTTTAAGGCCCCTGCGGGCGATTCTAAGCGACTTTTGTTTTTGACCGACAAATTCCACCCATGAAGGTTAAAAGTTCCACAGTGAGGCTCCTGAGTTTGGTGCTTGTGATTTATGAAAGCAGTCACGATTACAAAACAAGATTCCAACCAATTATTCAGTATGTGCAAATAGTTGCGTAGTATGTATGCAAAATATTTCACTCGGAACCTCTAATTAATTTAAACTCTAATTAATTTAAACTCTAATTAATTTAAACTCTAATTATATTCATAGCGAGTGTTTCGCGAGCCCTCGCGAGTGTTTCGCGAGTGTTTCAATAATCTCTGCGGGCGGTTCAGGATTTCTGGTCTTGCTTGGGTGGTCAATTTTCTGATGTTTTAGGAATTTTGGAATAAAATAATAAATTTCCCCGTGGTATTCAAATCTGATTATAACTGGTGGTTTAAGTTCCTCAAGTTCGTTTAACCAAGCTGTAAATTCGTCGATTGTTATGTTATCGTAAGGGAATATCTGGCTCTTTAACCATTTGGGGCTGCCTTTAGCAACACCGTAATCATCAGAGACCGTCCAAAGTCCCACAAAAGTTAATCGGGCATCCCGAGAAACCATCGCGATCTTCTCATCACCCCAGAAATCTGGTCTTACAACCCTTGCTCTTGCCATAATTAAATCAGAGATTCTTGTCGTTCCTCGTCATTGATCGGTCTTTCAAAAATAACCTCACCGGTATCGAGCCGAACTTTTTTGTATTTATCATCCCCAAAGTCAAGGATAACCTCAACTTTAACATCCCGATATTCTTCCCGGCGAGTTATTTTTGAGGCTAATTCAGTACGAATAGCCTCCAGTTTCGTCATTCTCGATTTCATCTCGACCTTAATGCTGGCCTGGCGATCTTCCTCGGCGGCAATATCCTGAATGGTGGCGCCAAGATCATTTCCGTAAGCCAATAGTTCGTCGTTGGTCAACTGACACGGCAGAGCTTCGGTTGTCTCCCTTAGCTTGCGAATTTTTGAATCCACACCCTTCTTCATCTTAAATCTCCTCTAAAAAAATATTTAAGCCGCAGACTGGAGGCGACCCGACCCGAATTAGACACCTCCAGTTTTTAATCCACGGCGGTCCCCCCTACTTTTTCGGCAGTGCATCCAGCCAGTGCATATATTTTATTCCGTCAGCCATTAAAGGCTTATCGCCGGCCAGATATTTTTCGATGGTCTCCTTGATTTTTTTGTCGCCGGGTCCAAATTTCCGCTCCTTCAGGCCGTCCTTGAGAACGGTAAGCATATCCTCGGTAGCCTCAGTTTCTGTTTCGGTGGCCTCAATCTTATCCGGTTTGGACGACTCTTTGGTTGGCTGATCCTGATCGAGCCGCTCCTCGACCGACTCTTCAGGGCCGGGAATTTCCTCGGTGGTTTCCGGCTTTTTTTCTTCGGCGGCTGGAGTTGTTTTTTCGGCCGGTTTTTCAGTCTGCTTCATTTTCTTTAAGAGCTTATCACCCTTATTGCCCGCACTTTCTTCAGTTTTGTCGGTGTCGGCAGGCTGTTGAATATCGCGAAAATAAGATTCTACGGTTGAAGCCCCGTCTTTGATGGCGTTAAGCACCTGTCTGAGAGAGACCATTTCCCCCGGCATCCAATCTTTCGATTGTATCCCAAGATATCTCTCAAGCATTTCGACACTGACATTCATCTGGCCAAAGCGGGTAATCAAAACCTTGCGTTCCCGGTCGGGATCCTTGATTCCTTGCGCCATAGTTTCATCACACATCTTTTTACAGTCTTCAACCAAGTCTCGGGGCAAAATTGAAAAAATACAATTCCTGACGGCGATAGCACCGCGACGATTTTTTAACTCACGCAAATCCCTTTCGTCGGGTGCGATCCAAGCATTTTCCTTTTTGCGCCAGATCAATTTGCGAATACGGTCATCCTCCGTGATTTTGACATTTTCTTCAATATCCCAGGCCCATGCTTGGATATGAAGATATTCATTATCTTCAAATACAACAGACACGCCCCATCGGACATTGCCGAATAAACGACCGAGAACTCTGGCGAGATAAATTGATCCCCCTTTTATTCTGGTGCCACCCCGAGAATATTCATACTGAGCAATTTCCGCCAACGATGGACGCAGACATTCTTTCACGGCTCTTTGAAAAACATTATCAATATTCCTCGGAAATTTGCGAGCGAGAAACATTGCCCCCTGAATTTCCGCAAACTCTGAAGCGACAGCGCCGGCGGTCAACTCTCCCGGACGAATCAACTCACCCGTGGTGGTATTTACAAGTTCACTTTCAGCCATAATAATTCTCCTTATTTGAAGATCGGCCGGAACTGGACCGGCGTTTTTGTTTCTTCGGTGAATTTCTTTATGATGGAATCGGTGTCAAAGTCCGGGTGGGCGTACTTTATGGCCGTCACCAGCGCCACCAACGCTTCTTTCCACGCTGTTTTGGTCGTGTCTTTGCCGCCCGAAAAAGATATACTGCCATTGATCGCCTGCGACAGTATTCGCAATTTGGCAGCACCAGCCTTGACCATAGCCTCACCGACTCGGTTTTTCCAGAGGTCCATTTCCGCTTCGATTTCCTTCAGGGCTTCCTTCCTGGCTTTGAATTCGGCGACCATGGGATAGATTTCGTGCTTTTCATCGACAATAATCTCGATCCCGTCTTTCGGCCGCAGCGACTTGATATACTGCATACTGGCATCCGAGGCATCGATTTCCGGCGCTCTGTCCTCATCGAGCATGGCCTTAAATTCGACCTCTTTTTCAATCAGAATTTTAATAAATTCGTCATGGCGGGGAATCCGGCGGACCGTAAAGTCGGAAGCGTTACCGATCAGTACGGGAATGTCGATGAAATCTTTCGGCAGGATAGCCAAATACTGCTGGCACTGGGCATAGATATAATCCGGGATATCGTCATCTTCACCCCACTGTTTGGCGGCATGGGCATTGTATGATTTCCCCTCGATCGGCCAGAGAATATCAGGCCACTTAGACCCCTCGGCGATGACGAATCCGTCCAGATGGCCGACGATAAAAGGATATTCGGGATGGGTAATTTTTAGGCCCTCCGGGATATCGCCGTAATCGTGCCCTCCTGCATAATTTTCAGGGCAAGAGAAAAGGTGGAGGCGATCATACTGGTCGGAGACGATCAATGTTTGGCCGGAAACAAGATTCGTTTCGGCATAAAGCTCTCCAATGAAGGGCTGGACAAACTTCCCGAATCTCATCTGATTCGAGACAGGCCGTTTTTCAAGCATACCCTTCTTTTCCATCCATACATCCATTCGGCTTCGCGTCGGATGAACTCCCATGATTGCGGCGGCATCAGACCCGCCGATTTCCCGCGACCTGACCTCCAGCGAATAATCACCAGCGACAGGTATTCCGGTTTCTTCGTGCATACTATACCTCTTGATATAAAGTTAATTTACTCAATAACATCCGACAGTCGGAGCATTATAAGGGTAATCGCATTATGAGTATTCAAAGCGACACCGAGCTTTTTTATGGTCGGAACATCGGGTTTCGAACGGCCCGTTTCGTAATCGCTTATCCGGGCCAGCGAGATACCGATCTTTTCGGCCAGCTCACCCTGCGTCCAGCCATTCGTCTCACGAAGATATCGGATGTAATGACCGATGTTTTCAAATTCGACTTTCATTTTTTATTCTCCTCAAGCAATAACAGCCAATTTGAGCCGGGCGATGGTTTACAAAAAAACGGATCGACATCATAGGAACTAACATTGCGCCCGGCTTATTTGAAGGATGGAACGGCAGAGAGACTACACCGGCCTTCAGTTCGACGCCAACAGCCGGATGCCCTGCATTTTTAGGCTTCGTCGGGCCTACGTCGATTAGGGGTCTGCGATCTGCGTTCCATCCATAATTTTCGGGAACCAGGCTAACTACACTCCGCGTCTTTGTCACGCAGACCACCATCGCCGCCTTCTCGTTAGCCCGCCCCTCTGCTCCATCGGTTAATGGTTTCCCCGAATCGGTTAGGGTGCTTGCAGATTCCCGGTAATTTTCAGGGCAAGGCGGCAGGGAGCAAGTCGGCATTGCCGAATATCGACCTCTAAAGCCCCTCGTCTGGTTAAAAGTCGGGGGGAGAATCCCGCCTCGGATGTGTCCGATATTTTTTAGGGCAATTTCCGATTCCCCTGGTGATAACATGCTCCCCACAGGCCCAGTTAAACCCTTTTCACCTTGCCTATTAAAGTCTGTATGGCAAGGCGGCAAACTGTTCATCTGCTTGGGCGTCATCCCCTTCCGCGCATCACCGTCTTTGCCTGAAGGCGCAAACCTCCAGTCCTCGCGCTCCCGTCTATCGCCTTGCCTATTATTAATTTTATTTTTCATCGTATTTTTTCTCGGGATGGGGCGCGGTGTAATAGCTGTGCTGTGTTTTCTATCGCACCCCATCCTCTTTGGAACCCGTGAGGCTCACGCCGTCACGCTATTATATATACGAATCAATTATTGTTTGTCAAGAACTTTTTTATAAAAAATTAAAACCCCGGCTAAAAAAACCGGGGTCTGAGACAAAGAATAACAAATAGAGGAACTATTTCAAAATTTCAAGCAGAAGGCCCACACCGACTTGGTAGTAATTTTTCGATACATCCGGCCGGGTCACCGCGTCCCCGAATAAAAATAAACCGACATCATATTTCATAATTGTAGTTATATGCGGAACCGCGATTTCAACCCCGGTTGAAAAACCGATGTCTCCGTCGTCAAATTCGATATCCCCCGAAGATCGTATTCCATACCTGAATACATTACTCGAATCGTTCAAATATAAAGTGGTGCCAATAAGCATATTATCCAGAGTTTCGGATTCGACCACATTGATTTTGGTGGTGGCCACCCGCAATATTTTATTTGTTCCCGTCTGCCAGCCGGAAAGGACGATCATGCCCGGAGTTTTTATATTCTTCATATCAAGTCCGGCTGCGCCGGCGGCGAACATTTTTGTGTCAGCCTGAGCCACTGAACATAAAAGCACCAAAGCCAATAGAATTAAAAGTTTACGAAACATTATCATGCTCCTTCTCGTTTTTTGTTAATATTTTTGGCCGTCGCTTGCGTTAAGATGGCGGACAGCGCCGTTTGTGCGGCCAGGCGAACAATATCCGCGGCACTTCCCTCTGACGGATATACATAAAACAGTCCCCAACCAGCCAGGGCGGAAAGAGCGAGGACTATAATGACTTTCAGCGGCTCATTTTCGACCTTGAACCAGTTTTTAAGACCCTGAGTCACGAATCGGATAATAATTCCAACCGCAACCGTTAAAATTTCTTCCATAAACACCTCCTTAAATTCCTCTTGTTTCGGGAAATATATCTATGAATCGACATTCTCTTTTGTCGATGTCAACCCGCTTATATTTGACGTAAGCGGACGCCTCATCAGCTTCAGACAAAGTGTCAGTTTTGCTGTTACCGCCGGACGCCTGAATTGTCATTATCCGGCTCGTACAAATAGCGACGTGAACGGCGCTGCCGTCCTTAAACCAAAAAGCGAGGGCGCCGGGGCCGGGAGGCTCTTTTGACACCGGATATTTAACGGAAAATTTTTCCCATAGGCCTTGAGCCGAATAATCGAAATTCCACGGAATGTATCCGATCTGCATCAAACCTTCAACAACTACCTGAGAACAATCGAGACCATTAATGGGAGATTTGCCGTTATATTTGTACGGAATATTCAAAAAACTTTTTGAAATTTCAATCAAAATATCCCTCAGCTCCTTTTTATCGTGAATACTTAAATTCATGCTCACCTGCGCTTTTTGGTCTTGATATGGCCAGCATAGGATTTTCCGCCGAGATAACAAATTCGCATATACTTTCGCCCGGAAAGTGATTTGGTCCTGACTCGACCACCTCGCTTAACTCACCTGGTAAATGACTTCGGCATAATATCACCTCTTTTATAAAACGATGTCAAGAAGATTCGCGCCGGTGGTATCCGGGACCCGAAACAAGCCGACATCCCATTTTCCGCCGCCGCGCGTTTTAATATAAGCATGATAAACCAGAAGAGTATCGGACAGACAGCTATTCCTCGTTAACTCGATCGACATTTTTCCGGTTAGTGGATCAGGATTGGCTACCCAGTTGTCATACTTTGAGATAACCGTATTATTACAGGTATTTTTTACGGTTTGATCGGCAACCAATTCTACGAAAAGCCGGGGATCCTTTTCCAGTATATCGGACCCGAGGTCAGATGCGTAAATATATATATCGGCGGTCGATGCTGTTATCCAGATTGCGCCTCGCAAGCTATCATAATAAGTTGAGGTGTCAATTATAATTGTATCAATTAAAAATTGATAACCCGGCCGCTCCGCCATAACCACAAAGGTATCCGCGGAATCGGCTGCAAAGACGGCGACACCTGAACTATTACTTCTGTTTACCGCATAGGTTTCGCCCGTTAAATATCGAAGGGTAACATAAGAAAAAGCGACCGCTCCGGGTGTTGCTGTATCATAAGGAGTTATGAAAACAATGGCCGTGCCGCTTCCGGTCAAAGCATAACTGCCGACATACTGGTCATCGGAGGCCCATATTTCAGTGGACGATGGAAATCCGATATGGTGCACGATCGTCGCTAAAGAAGCAGTCCCTCTTGATACGATGGTGTCCAGGGTATAAAATGAGCAGGAATTAGAGTCGAACACGAATAAAGTATCGTACGTTCCGTCAAGATAAATTCTGACTGTATCATAGCTCGGATTCGTTGCCGGCCCGAATTCCGAATAGGTCGCTGTTATATGAATATCGGATGCCATGCAAACCGAGAATAAAAATCCAAATAAAATTATTAATTTTTTCATCGTATAGTTACTCCTGTTGGTTTTAACTTACCATGTAATTTGTGCCTGGTTGCCGCCGGGCTGTATAATGTATTCTGTAATACCAATTCCAGACTGTCGGGATTGCCGTCGATGGTCATCGTCTGTGTTGTGGTGTCGCCCTGATAGACTGCCATAAGAGTAAAGTCATTAAAGGTCGAATCGATTGACGTCCGGTTTTCCTCCTGATAGGCGATTGAAAAAGTATCGACCAATCTTCCATTGGCATCGCCCACCGTTTCGGCCAGCACCGTTCCATAGTTATTTACAATCTTCAGAGAGCAACTCGGTATCGGCGTTCCCTGCTGGTCTTGGCCGATAAGGGTAAATATCGCTTTCAGCGTAAAGTCCACCTCGCCGGAAGTCCCCGACCTCACCCTCATTCTCTGATAAGCGGTATCATGGGGAGACTGGATATGAAGGTCGTAGATTGTCAACCCGACATGATTGTTTGCCAGTCCATCGTCCCAATGTGATACAATCGCTGGAGCGTCCGCCGGTGTGTCGCCGCTATCCGGCATAATTACAAGGGTATCGCCGTAGATTGAAAGCCCCGACAAATCGGTCGGCCCCGCGTCTGATGCTCCGACGCCTATATATACATCATTTGTCTCTATCAGGTTGTTTCTAATGATGAAACTGGCCCCGCCGCAAGCGGCCCCGCCAACGAAAGTATAAGCCGATGCCTGAACCCTGTTAAAGATCAGCCGTTGCAGGGAATCAAGGACGAATAACTTAATATGATTATTCTCGAATAATACCTGCCCACTGCTGAACCTGACATCGAAATACATAAACGAAGCCATTGGGCCATAGGCGGGGTAATTCGTGGTGTCGTCTCTTACATATCCACGCACAGTATTATTCCGAGCGATAATCCATAGATTGTCAACGGCCTGCATACGGGTTTTAATGAACTTGGAAATAACCCCGTTATTGTAATAACTGTCAAATCCATGATGAAGCAGAACGAGGTTATTTTCTATTAAAACGGCACTGTCCGCCGACCCAATACTGGCAGACGACCCCTCTATCATAATCGCCCCGTTTGTCCCGTAATAAGTATCACCGGTCGTTAAAGTGCATCCTTTTATCAAACCAGAGCCATTTTCATACATCACGATAGCAAAGGAATTGGCGTTACTCTTTGACATGGCGTCCGTCTGATATGAAGAATGGGGATAAAGGGTATTCCGCTCGTTTACCTCGATATAGCAGTTGACTATTGAAGGCATCGGGCAATACGTTCCGCCTGACTGTGGGAAAGCGATGCCAGCATTGGGAGAATTGAGGAATCGACAGTTATGGAAATATGCGCCGGTATCGCCGGTCGTCATCTGGCTTAATGGCATTAGCGACCCCATGAAACAGATCGCCCCGTCATAACTCATTCGGCTTGTAAACCCCTCGACGGCAGAAGAACAAACAACATAATCGAACTTGAGATTTTTGGATTGCCAGTTTTCGGAGCCGCTATTACGTGAAATCGCATGGCCGTCAAAACCATTGATAACCATCGTTACGCTCTCGACGTATAATTCGGTCTGCCCGTCATAGTTAAGACAAATGTTATCAAAGGCGGAATCGGCCCCGGAATAAGTCCCCTCGTGAATAATCTTCAAATTGCGGATATTGATGCCGTTGGCTCCGTTGTTCATTCTGATACCTTCATAGGAATCGCCGTTGTCAGAACCGAAAAAGAGAGTGTCGGCCTGATTGGCGTCCTGACCGGTAATCAAAATATTATCGGCAGTCGCGCTCACGATAAGTCCATTCCCGGTAGATGTGACATTGTTCTCAAAGCAATAGCAGGTATCTCCCGTTGTAATAGTCGTGTCCAGAGTCCCGATAACTATCGAGTCCTGACAGGCCGTGCGCTTATAGGCCCCCGCCGAGCCTGCGAGAAGGAATATGATAACTGTATATATTAAATATACATATTGTTTATATGTCTTACGGGCCATGTCCTTCCCTTGCTCCGCGTATTGAATGGGCTTCCCCGGCCCCGGAAATACTGTGGGCCGTCCGGGTTATCCCCTCGGCTGTCGCGGCACTATATATTACTTTGATTTTCGGTCGTCTTGCGGTGGTGGCGTTATCATCCGAAGTAAAATCGAAATTGGTATATAAGCCCGTATTCTGGACTACTGAAATGAGCATCCCCTGACAGTTGGCCGTATCAGTCCCATCCCATGTCTGCGCCAGCGTCGTTATATCAAAAGCATACCAGCCATCATCGGTTGTATCACTCGCCCCGGTATGAGTATCGTATATATCCGTCGTGCGGTCATTCCCCGCCGACTGGCATCCGGCGGTTGTCCACGCCACTCCATCGCGTCGGTTATTCCATGTGACCGAATCTTCAAGCCAGTATGCCAATATTCCGTATATGCCATATTGCAATGTGGCACTTCCATAAGCATAAAAATCGACAAATAAAGAACAAGATGTCACGGAAACGCCATAAAGAGAGTCTTTCAATTCATCCCATTTGATGAGTGAACGGAAACGTCCGGTCGCGGTATTATCATCATATATGCGAAGATATACCTCGGTGCCGTAATTTGTAGTTGTGGCCGTACTACTTATTCTGGAAGAAGCGCAATCGTATGATCCCGCACCAATGGTGAAAGTCTCCGCGCTGGCCGACACTGTGAGTAGCAATATGGCAAATAATAGTCTTTTCATTACTTCACCTTGAATTGAACGCTTAAACCCGTCTTATCATTATCCGCCTGAAAGTCCGTAATAATGAGAAGCCCGAAGGCATCCCCCGCATTTACGGTTAAATCCGTTATGTCCACAGCCGACCTTGTCGGCGTATATGGCGTTGCCGAGGCCGTAACGTATTTATGGCTCGCCCCGGTCGAATCCCAATAAATAGAGTCCAATGCGCATTTCAGACCATCGGATATATCGGGGCCGATTAACTTGATACCCACGACCCCCGAATCGCCCGATTTGTAAGACAGGTAAATGATAGAATCAATCGTGCATGAATCTGCAAAGTCGCACCAGAGCAAGAAGGTGTCCCTGTCACCGGCGGTTATATTCCCTGCCGTGTCCCATGCGGTATATCTGACGATACTATCCCCATTGAAGAAGAACACGTTGTCATAGAAATAGATAGAGTCACTCAATGCCCTGCTGTATCTGGCATGCTGATTTAATGCCTGATATTGCGGTCGTCGCGCATAAGCCGTTGCCCCATTGACCAGAGAATCGTGGAGAGCGGTGGTAAACTTAGAACCCGGCAGAGTCTGCGGGCCAATAGCCGCGCCGTTTATGGAGTCTCCGCTATTCCAATTCACAATGCCATACGTAAAGTTAGCACCCGCGCCGATAGCGAAAAGGCCGGCTGGATTTGTCGTCAGGAGATCGTAGGCACTGTCGAATCTGGCCTTGACGGTGTTCCAGTAAGTTGTATCGTCCGATATTCTATTGAGTATCGTTGTGAAGCCTACGAAGGTTGTATCAAATGCTCGCGCTGAATCAGCAAAGTCGGCATCAGCAACGTCTCCGGTGTCCATGACGGCATCAAGCCAGGTTGGATTTATCCTTAATGAAGCGAGATAAATTTCAAGTCCATCGCCGGTTAGATCAACAATCGAATCTCCGGCCAATATAAACGTTCCATTGGCTTTTATTTTATTCACAATCGCAGTGTCAATGTTTAATGAATCAACCCCGGTTAATTTTACGTAGGCGGCATCGTGGTCGTGGCCGACAGGTGAATATACTCCGTCGTGGTTATGGCTTATAGATGAATAGGTGTCCGAATAATCAGCAAGGGTCGTATCGGAAAGTATGACATGGATTGAATCATTGTGACCTACGGTATCAACATAATCGGGATCAAAATAATTGTAAATATCTGATAATGAACCGGCGCCTGTTCCAACTGAATCATTTGCCCAGTAAAGAGAATCTCCGGCATCATCATACTTTAAGACCTGCCCCGATGTTCCTTCAGTTCTGGGAAATCTCATGGTATCGCCATTAATAATTACAGCCAAACGTTCGATGTAAACCGAATCAAGCGAGCTCGCACCGGAGCCGCAGTTTATGACCAGACCACTCGAATCATAGATTTTGCAGGTATCTCCGGTTGACGGCACCAGATAAATAGTATCACCATCAAATTTCAATCCATAGTATTCTGCGGAATCAAGCCAGTTATAAGATGAGCCGCCCGAATTATCCGTGCCGGGATTCCAGTCGCTTCCGTCCCATTTTATAACCTGTCCGGTTGTGGCTCCTTCCTGCGCAAGATTATTGAGGCCAACGCCATGATCTACGATATTATTAGAATCAATTTTATTGGCACCGATTGCGGTAACGCCCGTGCCATCGATAGTAATGTCGCCTGACATGGCGGTTGGATTGTAGTTTGTCCCGTCGCCAATAAGAATATGACCGGCGGTGTTGGTGCCCATTGTAATATCATCACCGGCAACGGATAAATCCCCATTAAGATAAATATTGGTTCCGTTTAAATATAATCTATTATTGGTCGAGTCCCAAAAAAGACCACCTATTAAAGCACCGGCTCCGGATTGAAAGAATATCCCCTGATTATTACCCATAAATATTATTGCATTTAAAGTTGTATCGTCCCTATCGGAGGACAAAAATCTTAATCTAACGGCAGAGGAATCATAAATACCGAGCTCACTAATGGATTGCCATTCCATGTTACTGCCCACACCGTTATAGGCAAACAGGTCATTGTCAGCAGGAGAATTATTCATATTCAATTCATCTTCATCTACGGCGTTGGCAGATAAGTCCAATACTCCACCTGCGCCAACCGTAGCATCACCCGAAATGGAATCCTCAATAACCCTAATAACTCCTGCCGTATCAACTAAGCTAAGTTCCGCTATTGTTTTAGTTACAAAATCAGGATCGTTTGATACGTCCGGTTTATTAAAGACGACTATCTCATATTTAGCCGCGCCCGCAGTATCAAAATCATAATCTCCAGATCCGCCCAAAGCATTTATGGTGAGCGTATCTTTGCCTGCATTAATTGCAAATGAAATATTGGTGCCTTCTTTGATGACATAAGGACTCGCCAGATCAACAACCGCCCCGGAATCGGCTTTGGCGTCGTCGCCCGAACCAGCCCCTCCCGCCGCGGCCCAGTAAAGACTGTCGGAACCATTTGAGGTCAACTGATAACCGGCTGAGCCGGCGTCGGTCGGATAGCGAAGCCCATGAACTTTCATTGTAGAATCAATGACCAGGCTCCCTCTTATTTTTATTGTATCGCAGTAAAGGGCCATATCTTCTAAATTGATACTGTTCGGTCCCGAAAAAATCACTTCTGGTGTACTGTCTTTATTAACTGTAAAACTGCCATCGCCAAACTGAAAATAGAAATATCGGTGGCCGGAATAATCTTCGGAAAGCCTGAGCCTGGTGGTGTCGGCTATGATCTCAAGTACTCGAGTGTCGGTCGAGTATTTGCTGAATATCTTTGGAAACGATTTATAATTATGCCAGTAATCTCCGTAGATCGAATCTTCGACGCACATATTTCCATCGACATCGAACCAAATCGTATCTCTGGTTAAATTGCCGAAAGCGATATTATCCGAAGGGAGTTGCGACAAATTGGCAGAATCATTTCCAAGCAGAATATTTCCGAAAACATTATTGACATGTTCATTATTGGCGAATCTTAACCCGAAATCCTGACCTGCGCCGGAACATCTATTGCCCATAATAATATTGGTATCGCTGTCATATATCTTTATTCCGATGCTATCATTGTCGAGACAGATGTTATTCGCGATCAGTGAATTATAAACGGTAACGATACTTATCCCCTGCTGCCCCCTCAAGGATGTATTATGATGAACAATATGGCCCTGTCCGTACTCAAGCAAGATTCCGATCGGCGGTCTATTACTTGAAAATCCATCGTATTCAAATGTGCTGTCTATTTTGTTGTCGGCAATAGTAATGCCTTCTGAATTTCTGGCGCCGTATTTGGATACGAGAATATCATACCCGCGAACTTTTCGGAAAAAATTTCCCTTGATAGCAGAACCGTAAACGCCAAGCATGGCAACGCCGGCGCCGTGTTGCTCGTAGAAATGATTATTTACAACCGAAATATCGTACATAGTATCGCTGGATTCATAATTGCAGTCAACACCTGTTCCGTAGTAATAGAAATCGTTGCCCTCTATTTTCACGTGGGGTGCATTGCACAAAATTCCACCGGGATTCAAACCGAGCAAAGCTCCGGTTCCGGCATAAGACGAATCGTAACCGATGAATGTATTCCCGGAAATATAGCCGCCCCCGGACGGAACGTGCCCGGATATGCCAATAGCCTCTTCTCCGTTTCCTGAAAAAATTGAATTGATAACCTTAAAATTTGTTGAGTGGCGAAATTTCATGGCATCTTTGGGAGAGCCGGACAGCCAGCAGCCTTCCACCCTCACACCATCCGTTCGATCAAATAAAAGCATATCATAGGTTAGGGGTTGAGCTGAATCATAGCTTACGTGCCGGTATTTTCCATCGAAAAAAAGATTTTTAAGAACAATCGCCGTGTCGCCGTTCGCAGAATCAGCGTTTCGGAAAAGTGGTTTATCGGTTGAATCGCCGACGATCTTTGAAAACCATCCGCAACCCTCAAGGGTAACATGACTCGGAATCGTCTGGGTGCCGGGCTTATAATAATAATTCAAAGCCATTGGAAATACGACCATATCTCCGGAATCACAGGCTGCGATTGCCGCCGCGATTGCCGCACTATCATTGGTGGCGCCGTCGCCTTTCGCTCCGTAATCTTTGACATTATGAAGTAATCTCTGTTTCATGTATGCCGGGACATTGCCGCCGGTATTTACCGAGGCTTTCGCAAAACTATATACCGCAAGAAATACGACCAACCAGATTATGAACATGATGGCCCCGAATCGCTGGTCGGAATCACGGGATTTATTCATGGCTTCATATTTTTTCTTGTTTTTCATGGCTCCTCCGCCTGCATTTTTATTAATACTCGTATATCCGAAGTCAAAGTGTTTAGCTTGTCCAATATCAAAGAATCGGCCGATCTCCTTTCTTGCGCCGACTTGGCTACCGATGCTTCAAGAATATCTATTCGGCCGGTATTATTGGTGACGGTGATTGATAAAACTTGTGTTGCAGTTTCAGTTTTACCGATTTCCTTAGAAAGGCTGTCATATAAGCCATAAGCAACTATGACAAAACCAACGAGCATCGAGATAATTTTAATATCAAACTTAATCCTGCTCAGAAAACCATTTCTTTTTTCCGGCATTACTGTCCTCCGAAGTTTTTCATCTTTTCCTCAAATATTTTTACTCCCCTCATTTGCTTGGGACTGCTCATTATCATTCTTTCAAATCGATCAAGATCACGATATTTATATCTCGCCATTAAGCGGCTCTTTATAGCATCAGGGCTTACCGGATAATCGGGATGCAATTCGTTCCAATTCAAAACATCCGATAAATCAAAATCTTCGGTTCTCCCTTCTTTATCCAGTTTTAGAAATTGCTGTGCCATATTGTCGAGTAGAAGATCATACTGCTCGCCGATAGTGGCGCCAGCCTCAATCAGTATATCATTATCGGACTGATGAACGGTTCGACCGCCGGCAGCCGTTAGCAGCGCATCTCGCAGGTCCCCTCGGAATTTTACCCGGCCAGCCGCATCCTTAAATTCATATTCCCCGGAATCGAGTTTATTATCAAGAGTTCTCAATGCGTACAAAGTCCGGGTTATGACAAACGGGAATCTCTGTTCGGCAGCATTAATCACTCGCTCGGCCGCGGTTGTCGCTTCCGGTCCTTTGGTATCTCCGGCCGCCATAAGAATCGATAATCCCGCAGACCCGAATGGAGACAATAATTGATTGCCTATTTGTTCCGGCACACTATTTCCATAAGGAGCATCCACGACACTTATCGTACTCGAGAGGTCGAGACCTATCAGGCTCGGCAGACCATACATGACAACTTGAGCCGGATAATCGCCGATTTCTTTTTTTAATTCATCATACAATTCAGCCGTCAAATAACCGGCTCCGACCGCACCGCCTAATTTTAAAAATACTTTGGCTCCGCCGAAAACAACTTGGACGCCCATCCATTTCGCAAATCCGGTCTTATTAGTTTTCAGAAGATCGGAGGCAAGCTCTAAATCTTTTACCATAAATCTCTTGAATTGGAATATAGTCGAACCGACCGGACCTCTGGCAAATTCCATCATATCTGATTCAAGATGCAAAAATTGGGTCCGAAGACATCCGTTTATCAAAGCATATTCATTGGCCGCCAAATCAGACATTCCCATCGCCTTTGCACGTTTGAACATTATCGACCATGCCATTTCCTGATTATAAGTTTCCGGTGCGAATCGACCTGCTTTTTCTCTGAATTTTGGGCTGGTCCAGGACTTCCCGCCTTCTAAAGTTTTTCCGCCGGTCAAATAAGGAATGTTGTATTTTTCTCGCAGTGCCTTACCTTCGGGACTCGAATAAAATATACCACCCTCGCGCCACTCACCTAAAAACGGTATTCCCTTCAGTGTTGGGGCCGTGGTTTGATATAATTGAAATGTATTCGCAAGATGGAACGTCGGCTTCATTTTTATAAAGGTCGCGACAGACCCCCCCTTAATATGCCCCAATGTTCTCTCCAGCCACATCGGTCGAATATGAATTCCAATACCCGGAATTTTCAGTAATGAGGCGTCTATTCGCTTTGATAATTCGGACTGCGGCTTGGCCCAGAGATAATCAAATGATCTTTGAAGATATTCGGCTGACCGAGGTCGTAATTCGTTTTGTCTGATATAATCTATTGTTGGCGTAATTCTTCTGTTGAGAGCTGAAAGCATATCCGACCTGACGAAAGCCTGATTGTAAACATGGAGGACGCGAGGCAAGTCCTTCGTGAATCCCGGAAGGTCTTCGCGCTTTTGTTTGAAGAAGGCAAATTTTTTCCGCCCTTCTTTGGTCCCAATTGTTCCGGTCAGAAATTCCCGAACTTCGGTCGGTGTTAAGTCTTCAGATGCTTTTGCAATTTCATTTACGAGTTTATAAAACTTTCGGCTTGACATTCTGTCTATATCGCCGCCATGGAAAGCTCTGCCCCTGATAGTATATGCGTCAGGGGAAATGTTCGGATTGTCTATATTTTCTGAATAGTGTCGGAGTGCCACATTCATAGCCTGTGCCTGATTTTCACCATAACCAATATAAGAATTTTCTTCACCCTGGGTTAAAATGACTTCCCATTTTCCGGGATGAATCTGCGACAGATAATTATCATAACCCCAATCATCGGGATAGCGATTCAAAACTTCCGCATCGATTCGATTGGAAATTTCAGTCCAGTCTTCGGGTTTTAACTTCTTGCCGACTAAATTTTTATCTGTGCGATACTGCTTTTCGACAATCTTTGAAAGGTAGAGTCGAATCTGATCTCTCATTTTTGTAATTAGATATTCCCGGTCCTTCTGCATAAATTCACGAATCAATTTGGCCGCCTTCAAGCTCGAAGGTTGTAATTCGGAATCTCGGGAAGGATCGGTAACATGATCGTAGAAATTATCCCAATTCCTGCGTCTCAATACTCCTTTCCTCGGAACATCCTTCGGGTCAACCATCGCAAGATATTCGGATAATTTAGCACCGCGCTCACCTATTTTCCCCTTCATTTCAATATTGGTGAGAATTATATCCCTTGCAACCATCTTGGCATTTTGGCCATATTTTGGTTTTTGCCCTTCATAAATTCCAAATAGACTCGACAGAGTGCGTACGAATGAACTGGCGCCGACATCATTAACATCCTCTACCATGAAGACAGGTTGGTCGGCCAAGTCGCCCTCATTCAATCTCCGTTCTTTTATTTCACGAACCTTATCCAGAAGCATTTGATTCAATGACTTAAATGGATTTACGATGCCGAGGCCGCCGCCAAGTTCTTCCATCGGCTTTATTTCTTTGTACAATTCTCCGAAAACATCAGTCTGCTTGTCGGCAAAATCAGATATGTCTTTATATAATTTATCTATTTTAGCCTGTTTCTCCTGAATCATCAGGGCGGCGCCCCGAGAATCTTTTTCATCCCGTAATTTTTTTATGTCAGCCTTCAGTTTATCTATTTCAACCATGACATTTTTTGTGTCCGGCCGCGCCCTAAGGTCGGTAACATTGGCCTTACCAAAATTGAGGACCTTGTTATTCGGATTGGTTTGAAAATCAATATCGGTCACCTGGCGTTCAATGAATTTAGCGAAATCATTTTTGCTCATTTTCAAATAAACCGAGGTTTTCTTATCGGTCGGATATAAGGCTTCAAATATTTGTTTTTCATGTTGATTGGTTAGCTCGGGGAATATTTTTCTCAATTCACCGACTTCACGGGATTTTTGGTCAATACTGGTGGCTCCCCGCTCGTCGGAAAATGCGGGATCTTCGAGAAGCCTGCGGAACATCCCCTTGGGATCAAGATGGCTGAAGGCTTCCAACTTATTTACCTTTCCGGGAAATAGTCGATTTAATTCCTTCGTTGATGTGCCGGCGCCCTTTTCAGTTTTATATATATCAATAAGTTCACCCAAATCGTAACCGGTAGCACCCAGATTCGACCTTTCGGCGAATTTAATTGCTTCGGCTTCGGTTCCCTTAAATTCGACAGCCGGCAGTTCTTCAATTCCCAATTTTCCGGTGGCCTCAAAGCGACTATGACCTTTTAACAGATAATATTTATTATCCTTCGGGTCCTTCCAGATAACCAAGGGGTCCATTTCAGCCGGCTCAAAATTAGAAACGATCCTCTTAACCGATGCCGCCGAGAATGCCGATAAGCGCTTCTGAAATCTTTTTAAGTCGATATTTATTTGAGATCGATTTATGGCGAAGCGGTTCAGTTCTTTAAGTTCCTTCTGTATATCATTTTCCTTCAATGGAAATTCTTCCATGCCATAACCAATTTCAGACTCTTTCTTATTAAACCATTGTTCCATTTCAACTTCAGGAATATCGATCTTGCCTTCAGTTTCAAATTCAACGGTTCCATCAGGTTTTTCGGTTCTAAATACCTTGCTTCCATCCTTTTGCTCGATGACTTTTACGACATCCCCGAGTTCATAAGAGGCTATATATAATTTATCGCCGTTCTTTTCTCCGACTAATTCCTCGCTTTGTAGGCGATTTTTCGGTTTCCCCGCCTCATCATACCGCTCAGGCTCCAAAAGTCGCTCAGATTCAACGGCAGGCTCATTGCTTTTGATTTCCGGGGCCACTCCGACATCCGATTTCGGGATTTCCGGCGATTCCTCGGCAATGATTTTGTCGATCTCGGCGGCTTCTTCTTCGATCGGCTTTTCGGATTCTTTAGCTTTCGCCCTCGCCGCCTTACCCTTCTCAAATTCATCGAGCTTACTGGCAAGTTTGGTGGGTGTCTCAGCGAGGTCTTTAACGTAAAAAGTTCCGCCATTCTTTGGTTCTGTAAATTGGTGGACTTTCATTTCGTCCAGATAACCGTCATACTTAATACCGAGGTCGGCGGCAATCTTCTCAGCTTCAACAACATCGGCCGGCTTTTCTTCCTTGATCGGTCGCCGCCGCAAATCAGCCATCTTCTTATTCGCTTCCTGCAGTTCGACCTGAAGGCCCGCCATCTGCTTTTTGATACTCAACTTAAATTCTTCGGCGTCTTTGGTCTTAACATCTTCTATTTGGTCAAGCCATGACTTCCTCTGATTGATATCAGTTTCGATCCGGCTCAATTCAGCTTCGCCCGAATCCAGTTCCTTCTGCGTAATCGGTTCTCCGGCGGGCTTTTCCTCTTTGGCTGGCTTCTTCAGTTCTTCTACCGCCGCCTCGAAGTCCTTAACCGTGACCTTATCCTTATCGAGTGTCCTGGTAATGGCCGATTGATATTCTTCGGGCGACAGATCCCGAATAACTGCTTCCTCTTTGATGGCAGCCAAATCTTCGGGTGATGCCTTGTCAAAAAGTTCGTTCTCCGCTTCAACGATTTTCCTTTCGGTTACTGCTTCGGAAGAAGGTTTTCCACCTTGTGTTGATTTTGTCTCGCCCAAAGCTGTTTCTAATTCTGCCCGACGTTCTTGTAGAATAATCTTGTTAGCGCGGAGGGCGGCTCGAAGTTCATTTTTTTTGGCAACCTTCTGTTCTTTGGTGGTGGTTTTGTCGTCCTCTAATTTCCCTTCATATTCTTTTAATTCTTTCTTTATTTTATCTACAATGGTCTGCTGTTGCTCAAATCTTTGCTCTGCTGTCTTAACGTCCTCACTCTTTACTGGTTTTTCTTTGGGTTTTGTCTCCAACTTAGTTTCCGGTTCAGTCTTTGGCTTGGCCTTCGGTCGCTCGATCCGGCCGCCGGAAATATGATACTCAAGATCACCTCTGTCCATCATGACGATTTCTTCGGCGGTGATGGGCTTTTCAGCCCCTTCCTGCATCTTCAGCAGTTCGTTCCGCAGTTCGACATCAGGGGTCTTTTTGATGGCCGTAAATTCACCCAAGTCGGCTTCTGGCACTTTCGGCTTTCCGGCTTCAATATCCGCATCAATTGCCTTTTCCATTTTGGTAATGGCTTCGACAACCGGCTTTGTGCCCTCAACCTCGGAAATAGTCTGCTTGATTTCTTTGAGTGAAGCCTCGGCAGTCGATTTAATTTCCCCCGCAGAACCGTGACCTGTCATGGCCTTAAAGATCAGAAACGGTGCCGCCATCGCAAAAGCTGTTTCAAAGGGATGTGACGACCACATTGACCGCCACCTATCGACTCGCTCTTTTGAGGCATACCCGGAAGCTATCAATCCAAAATCGGCCCATGCATCGAATGACTGCTTTGCCATATCCTTAATCATGGGTGCGCCGCCACGAGCCAGATCATCGGCAAAAATAAGATTTCCTACCGGCGTCATATATGGCATAAATTCAATGACTCCGGCGACAAAATTTTCACCCGGACTTTGAGTTTCACGCATAGCCTGACTGAGTATTTCAAGAGTGCTGTCCCTTTTCCCGATTTCACCGCTCATAAGTTTATAAAGGTATTCGTCTTTGACATCTTTGCTTCCCGGTTCGGGAGTTTTGAATGTCGCTTTCGGGGGATGCGATATTGAATAAGATATTAAATCGTAAATGTCTCTAAATGTATCAGCAATATGCTGTCTGGCTTTCTTGTAGGCGATACCAAACTGAAAAGCGGTTTCGAGATTCATTTTTAACCATTGGTCGAGATCGTTCTTTTCCTCGGCCTGTGCAAGCATGGCCACTTTTTTGCCTGGCGGAAAATTTGATTGGGCGGATTGGCCGGCCCGATTGCCGTCACCGCCGGACTGGCTTTGTTTTTGTTGAACGGCAGACCTGGCCTGTTTTACCTGATCGACAAATTGGGCGACCTTCGGAAATCCGTTGGCGGCTGCGCCGAGTTGACCCTGTTCTTCCGGAGTAAGCGATTCCGGTCCACGAGATTTATATCGACGAAGAATATTCTTGAATTCCTCAGAACCGACATATCCATCCTGAACCTGAAAATTGGGAATTTGAATCGAATCGAGTTGCTTATCGGGCTCCAGAGGTGTAAGGCGATATATGACATCGGCCAGAACTTCCTTTTGGTCACGTTTTTGATTAACCAGAGGATTTGGAGATCCGGTATCTTCCTGAATTTTCCAATCTTTAAGGGATGTCATTTTTTGCCTTTTTCAAATTTCTTTTTTGCGTCACCAACATTTTCCAATTTTTCCTGAGCCTGGTATTTTTCGGGTGTCCAAATTAACTTTCCGCCTTCAGGAAACAGATATTGAACCGCCAACCTTAATTCGGCAATCGAATAGCGCGAAAATTCGGTGCTCGGATCATTGTGAGCCTCAATCATAGCGACATACATAGCCTGAGCATTGGGATAAGTTTTTTTCGCTTCGGAGGAATTTATAAATTCGAGCATTTTCTTTATTCTGTCGGTCGGCTCGCCGGTAATATTCATCCTGAAAACTTGACGGGCAAAATCAGCAACCTTACTTATCATTTGTTCGGATGATAGATGATTTATAAAATTCATCTGAATAAGGTCCTTACTATAATCGGTAATCATCTGTTGTTGAATCTTCTGGACTGCGACGGCCGATAAATCTTCCGAAGAAAATTTATACCATCCCTGCACTTCCTCCGGCGAAAATCCCAAATTTTCAAATTTTGCAAATTCCGATGGAGTGTAGGATTCGAACGATTTTAGTTTGCCGTCCCTGTCATACATCAGATCATTCAGCATTGATTGAGCGATAACAGGGTCAGATGGTTTTCCGGGAAGCAACTTGTCGGCCCAACTCGATATGATGCCGGCCGGCAACTTTGAGCTTGTGGCAAGATAATTTAATCCATAGGCTTCATTGGCAGTCAATCCCTCCGGGAGTATGCCATTTTCTTCAAGGATCTGAAAATCTTCAAGCGACATCGGTTTTTCGCCGACAGTCTTTGTGACTTCATCATATAATTGTTTGGCGTCCAGATTATCGGCCACGCCACGAAGTGGATGATTTTTGGGAATGCCCATCGAATCAAGATATCCCTGGGCGTTCAATTTAGTTTCCAGCATTGCGGAAGGTGGAGTAATATTATTCACCTGTAAAAATGCGTATGCAGACTTTTTTTCTTCGTCAGTCGCATTTGGATCGGTCAGGACTTCATAACGCTTCAATAATTCCTGCCGTTGACGTGTTTTTTCGGCGTCTTTTTGTTTGCCCTCTCTTTTTTCGGCAGCATTTTGAAATCCTGCATTATAGAAAGGAATAAATCCTTCGGCGAATCCAGACGCAAAACTTCCTATCGGTGATCTGCCCATTATTCACCTCCATTGGAACTTCAGGTAAGTAATTTGCTCCCCAGCGCTTCTCCCAAAGGCCCCGCCAGACCTCCGGTAAAAGCACCACCAATTTTACCAAACGCACCAAGCACTTCAGAAAGCCAGTCCGATTTCATTGACTCATTCAACTGGATCCCCGCGAGAATTGAATTTATAAGCTGTGTCCGGCTTTGCTGATAGGCCATTTTACCCTCAAGCGTCAACTGATGAAATTGCAACCTCGAATTGGCTTTGACGCTGGCAAGCGCCCTCGCAATGGGTTGATATACATCTCTTGACATTGCACCCATAAGCTCACCTGAACCACCGATACCATGAGATGCCGCAAACGCATCAAGTTGCTCCTGTTTAATGGGAAGGGTAGCCATAATCTCATTCATATCGGCCTGCATAGCCTGGTCGAAATATGATTGCTCGGGAAGGAACCCGGAAACATCGGAGGTATTATACTCAGAAATCAATGAACCGAGCAATTTATCTAATTCTCCCCTGTAATCACCCATTTCTATTCTCCTTCCACTTTATATTGAACCCACGATGAGTCACCTGCGCCGCTTGACCTTATTTGAAACCTGCTTCCTGTAAGCGGTACAATTCTATAAGTATAAACATTATTACTATCGGTTGACCACGCCTGTCCATGATAGGTCTTAAAACTTTTGAATGAAACATCCTGATTTCCGTCAATCGTTGAGGTATTAAGATTTATAATTGCGCGACCGGACGTTAATTCGACCGAATCAGTTACCTGATGCCATCCCTTTGCATCCTCTGATTGATTTACGGGTTTACCATTGCTGTCATAAATGGTTTTTATTCGCCCCTCAACATTCGGTTTTCCTTCAATCTGGACTTGACCGAAAGCACCTGCAATCATAGTGAAAACCGCCAATATAAATAAAATTGTTCTCATCGTTCTTTCCTCTCGCCCCATGGTATGTAGGCAATCTTATAGCCCAGAATTTTATAATCACCGGTTCCGTAATCGTGAATTTTGAATGAAAAGTTCTCCACAATATGATCGACCTTAACTCTCTGCCTTTGCTTTGTAGTAAAATCCGGCATGAGCAATTTTGTCCCGATGCTGTCGCCGTAATTATCGTAGAATACGAAACGGAGAGAATCACAGATACCGGAACCGATCAAATCAATATATAGAATTTTTTCTCTGTCGGGATCATCGAGGAAATACTTGGACTGATATTCAGCCTGAATCAATTCGGAACCATCAAGAGTATCGTTATCAAAATAATTCCAACGAAACAAAGAATCGTTATTTTTTATGAATATCCATTTTGAGGTTGGATAGATATATTTTGTCGTGTCGTAATCAATCATTATTCCGTCTTTAATCCCAAAATCATATGATTTCCAATTTCCACTTGTGAGATTATAAATAAAAGTTCGATTATTGACATTGGTGTCTATCGGAACCGACAGCCAAATATCATCTCCGATAATATCTGCCCACACAAGATTATAATTTGAAATAGAATCAAGACTATTCTGAATCGGCAGGCTGAGCGATGGATATTGAATACCACCATCACCATTCATCCTGTAAAATCCCGTATTATGCAAAAAATAAATTCCCTGATTTCCGTAAATCAAGCTGTTATAGGCGGTAATACCGATGTCATTTGAAATCGTCTGTATGTCATATTGATAGAATGATAATCCGGTAAATGACACAATCGAATTCTGGCGGAATAAAATTATATGCTGGCCGATAGTCGCCAGACGCACGAACCAGTCACCGCGAATTGACGGTATCTCCATGAATTTGTCATACGGCCATTTTTGCGGTTTATAGAAGTCACTGAAGTATAATCGGTTTTTGTATGTCGGATGACCTATGGCAAATAATTTACTTCCGAAAGTAACTATGTCAATAGGATTAAACGGTAACGCCGAATCCCGCAATATGCACGTGCTTTCGGGAACTTGGGGATATTCGCTTTCGCAGTATAGCCTTGCGGCCGTGTGCATGAATGTTGATGTATAAACATCCGGAAATAAGGTGTCCGTAGGGTTAAGAGTATCCAATATATAATATTTCTCTTGTAATTCGCTTGTTGAATTAGGATATGCAAATATCCATCTCAATAATATTTTAGATTTAATAGTTTCATTATTGGGAACTGGTATATGAGTAATATAAATTCTAAAGGTGCTATCGAGCACTGCAAGAGGATATAAATCAACCGGTCGGTAGCTTAAAGCGGACGGGCGGCTATGTTTATTTGCAGTATCTACATAAACAATCGAATATCCAACTATTGCACACTCAGAAAGCGCTCCAATTTTATCAATGCCATCAAGCACTCCACTTCCAAAATCTACATACGCGAGCGAACACGCTCCGGGTGGGGGAATGAGATATATACCGTTACCATGCGGAAACCAATAGGTCGAATCACCCGGGTTGGGAGCCGGATTTGTTCCCCAAATATGTGCCGCCGTATCTCCGGAATAAGATTCTGGAAATGTATCTAAAAAATGAATTGTGTCCGCCCCCGAATTTGGATACTTGGTAAGATATATCCATTTTTGAGAGGAATTTAATTCTCGATATATCAAAATTGAATCTACGTCCGTGTGCCATGAGGAATCAAAATTTGTCACCATCACCTTACCATCAATAACTTCAATCGGCTCGGATGAAGTTGAGAGGTTTGAAGTGTCCGGGGTATCCTTATCGAGATAACAATATTTATATCTGACCGTAGCAGATAGATTGCCGCCGCCATTTAATGCGACGGCTACTGGTTGTCCTGGCGCTAATGGTTGTTGCGGCCAGATGATATCACCATCGGAGAATAGGGTTGGATTGTATGATGAGGCCATGATGAGTTGATTGGTCATGGTTGTATAACTTGAATTGAAAGGAATATTTTTATTCCTGAATGGATAATAGAGTGGGCTGTATTTATAGGTAGTGCAGGCGTTTAGTGCGAGATCACATTTCGTCAAAAGCATGACGTTATTAATAATTGTATCATTGGTAAAATAATTATCAACTATCCTCGACAGGTAAATCTGCTTCAATTTCCCCGGCGCCTGATACGCATAGATATTGGCAATCGGATATCCTGATTGAGCATCGGAGAATACTGCCGTCATCCCCTTCCGCCGATGCAGGTGGCCGAGTTCGTCGATGTCATAATCCTTGACGATGAGGCCCATATTATTCTGCATTTTGGCATTGATTACCGAGTTGACCTGGCCGCCGGAAAAATCCATGACTTCTATATATTTCACTTCGGCGGAAACCGAGGCGCAGAAGATAAGCATTATAATTATGATTAATCTTCCCATGTTAAGTCACCCTCAAGTGCTGTAACCTTGCCGTCAGGCAATGAATTTTTCACATCTACGTCACTATTAAGATTTTCAAGAAGCATTCTTAATGTTATCGGCTCCTCAAATTCGATTATAAAATTTTTCGACGACATATTAATATCATCATGTAAAAATAAGTTCCCATTCTTTATAATCGGAATCGCGAATTTTCCAATATTATTTGCCAAGTTTAAACCCCATGTCCGTTCTGGCCATTTGCCAGATAAGTTGTAACGCCTGATAATTTTTCATCGCTTGCTCGTAATAAGCAAGCATTTCCTCAATTATAAACGGCTCTAATTGCCCCGGAATATTAATCGTATCGGTCAGACTGGAAAGATCGGTCGTACGTGCATCGTAATAAATCCTAACCGTGTCATCAATTTCAATTTCATTGGAGCCGACCGGATTTTTGAAATAAATAAAAGCTGAATCGGGGTGATGCCATTCAATGTAATATTGAAAAACATTGGTGTCGAGCTTGAATTGATAGTTCTCAAATAAAACAGTCCATCGCTCATAGCTTAATGAGTACCCGAGCACGTCGCCCCTTTTTGAAATAAAATCAGCCGGCAGAGGATAAGCGGTATCGGCGCCATAGACAATATCGGTCTTATATTTAAGAAAACCGGAGAGTGTAGATATTTTTTGCTGGGCCAGATTAAACCACGTTATCGCCATCGAGCGGCTGTAAAACGATTCACTGGTATCCGTTTCACCCGTCCGGGCATCGAATTTACTTATGATATTCTGAAGCGTAACCGCATTGGATGATATCACGACAAACAGAAATATCATTACTGTAATTATTATTTTTTTCATTTAATTGCCCCGTCCGATTTTATACTGTCTCGCATTGTGACCCTGTGTTCTCCGGGAAGGCTTGAACGATAATTCGTTGACCTGTCTGGCTATATGTTCCCTGAAGCCCTCACGCATCTTGAAATATATTTTCAAATGCAATTCCCAGTCAGGGTTGAGAGATTTCAACTGTGACTTGGCGCCTGTTTCGAGAATAAATTCATTGCGAATCAGGTCAGAATCATTTTCCGTCGGCTTCCGAAAATAAAACACCCGGATATAAGAAGTCTTATCGGGAACATCGCCGATTATCAAATACATACCTGCCCCGGACGGACCGGAATCAAGTTTCTCGATCCGTCCATAATACTGTCCGGGATAAACGGAAGTATCGGCTTGGCGTTCAAAAAAATCATCGAATGAGACAACGAAAAAATCTCCAAGAAAAACCTGCGTAGAACTTAACCGGACCGCTTTCGATCTGATGGTATTGAAATCTTTATTCAGAATATATCTTGTTTCCGTGGTTGAAATAGTAATATCCTGATATTTCTCAAGGCCAAAAAAGCGGCCACCATCCTGACTCAGGAGGTCTTTGGTAATATCTCCGACCGCCTTATCAATGAGCGATCTGGCCTGCGCCGAATCCTTACCGAGATCGCCCATGAGTTTTTCAACCATTTCGGTCCGGGTCATGGTTATCTCCTTATCGGTTCAACCGGCAAAGGATTTCCGTCTTCATCGAGGACAGGATCAACTTTGATATTTTTAATATCATCGAATTTAGGTTGTCCGACCTTGATCTCTTTGACTACCGGAGCCATGACGACTTCGATAATACCAGCCGCCCTCCAGAATCCAGTGGAATCCTCGGGATCGGGAAATATCTTTGTCTGGTTCCAATAGCTGGAATTCATTAGCTTTTCGCATACGAAAGCATTCTGGGTTCTGAATTTTCCACCCTTGAACTTAACGGCCAGCCGAGAATCAGGTACGTGCGACCACTGTTCAGTCGCCTGATCGAAATATTCTCTGGCATTAACCAAAATAATCTCAACCCCCAGACAATCTTTTCTTGCCTCGAATGTCGCTGCGACCGGCATATTGGCCTCGGTGCAGTCGATCATTTTCTGGACAGGCTTGAAGCTCCCATCCTTTTCCTTTTTCATTTCAATAATGACTAATTCTTTCGGAATCGCTTCCATCTTGAAATCCTTTCAAAAGAGGACGGGGTTTAGGTCCCGTCCCCTTATTGCATTAAATAGACAGCGTTGACCAGAGTTTTGATTTTCTGGCAACCGGCGTATGTGCGTATGACCGGGCTTCGATCAACAGTGAAGGTGATGTGATCGCGCCGGAAGCATCCTTAGCCATGACAACTATACGACTTCCGTCAACAGAGATGATCGGTTCGCCATTGGAATAAAATTCCGTGGCCGTCGCCGAAACCAAAGCGCGGTGCCATATCTGGGTCTTGGTTCCGAGACGATCATCACATGAATAGATATAAAGACCATCGGTGGCGCCGCCAAAGGTGACGTTTGCATTGATCTTTATAATCTGGTGGAGAACACCGACATCGGTTCCGTGGAAATTCGTCGATGGTCCGTTAAATGTGATACCGACCGGATAATCCTCGGCCGTCTTGAGCGAGGTATCCATTACCAGAGAGACACCGGCAGCGACCTTGCATTGAGTCGCTGACGTAGTCGGGAATATACCATTTCCGGCAGAAATATTGGTGAGATAATCTCCCGGAAAATCGATTGCCCAGGCTTCCCAGTTGTCGCTCAAATTGAACGCCCTGATAATCGATTCGACCGTGGTATAAGTTGTCAAGTCAAGAACACCGGATGAACCGACCGTAGTATCGGCGGCCTCGGATGAGAGGGCGCCATGCTTTGCGGTAATATCTCCGGTTGTGGCTGCGGTTTCAATCGTTCCACTTTCTTCATCACCGACGTATTTGACACCGATGACTTTCGGCAGATCGACCGCTTCATAGCCATACTGCGCATAAGTCCAGTCCTCGGGGCGTATTCTATCAAACATTTCTCTCCACCTCCTTAGACCAGATACAGGCCGTCAATTCTGGCCCACATTTCTTCTTCTTTGGGATGGTAGCCATAAACGCCGTAAATTTCGCCTTCCTTGCTGTGAACCTCATCGCGATTGATGGGGACATAGCGGATGTCACGATTTTCATCGGCATTTATGAGTGGACGATACGACCAGCGACGCGGCGGACAGAAAAAGACCTTCCCGGCAAGATATTCGCCCTGATTGAGAATATCGACATCAATCAGGTCAAAAGTGCCGACAGTCCACTTCACGCGGTCAATGGTCGCCCCATATACACCGGGACCTTCCTGTCCGGTGATGGGGATGATATAATTTGCGGAATCCATCGCCCATTTCGTCACCATGTTCTTGAAGAACAGTGAGCAGAAAATTGCGCCGCCTTCTTTATTGTTTATCTGCCATTCGGTCAGAATATCGAAGAAATCCATCCTCGATATTTTAGTGGCCGAATAGACATGGGTTGTGATATAGTTCTCCAGACCTTCGGGAGAACCGGCCGGATGAGCAAACGTAGTGGTGTCAAGAACACTTCCAGAGAGGAATATTTCAGCTTCCATCTGGTCCTGAACCTGATCCATTGTTTTTCCCAGCGCTCGCTCGAACGGTTTTCCGGCATAAGCCTTTTCCGCCTCTTCAGTATAAGTAACCTTGACGGGGTATGAGACCTCACCCATTTCAAAGCTCTTATAATACAGGGCGTTATGAACACCATCGCCCGTTGTGAATCCTTCCGGGAAGGACGGCGGTAAAATATGAAGTTTGTCGCCTTTCTTGAGATAGTCCGTCGATGCGCCGCGGCCCCAGTTTCTTGTCACGCCGGCCGAAGTTGTGGTGCTGGCAAAATCTGCCGTAAAAAGCAGAATCTGACCATCGCGTTCATTGATGACGCGGGTGCCGTTGCCACATTTGATACCAGCGCCGGCAGTAAATACCAGACCGGTAACACCCTGCGATGTTTCATCGGCTCCATTATACTCAATCCAGTTGGAATTGGGAGCATCTTCAAGATGTCCGAAAGTCCTTCTGGTTGAGGGATCGACCGGAGACTGCGACATAAACCAGGACAGAGCTTTATGTTTATTTGGATTGTGCATCCAAATATCGGTACTTATCTCAAGCGGCTTCCCTTGTGATATTTCATCGGCAGTGTCTCTGACACCGCGAATCCATGTCATTGAACCGGGAACAGCCATAAAATTCTCCTTTTAAGCGGCGCATCTTAAAAAATGAAATCAAATACTTTTGATTTGCCGGTTTTTAAGAATGTCGCTTAATCTTATGGGTTTCGACTTATCGGACTTAAAAGTTACCCCGGAAGTCTCAAGGAAACCCGGACCCTTCTCGTTAAGCTCTTTGATAAAAGCCTCGCGGCCTTCCTTTTTCGCGGCCTCGATGGCTTCGGCCATTTTTAACCCGCGAGCCGCAAGATGATGCAGGTCCATCTTTGTCAAACCACCAGCGGCCGTCAGTGCCGGCATAGCCTTTCGAGTATCTTCGAGAGAATCCCAATCGGAATACTTTGCCTGATACTGAGCAATTATGAGCGGTTGCAGGATAGGATTGATTTCGTCCAGCGTTTCTTTCTTCGCTGTTTTAACGATGTTATCAATCTTATTCTCGCCGCTCAATTTTTCGATGATGGCCTTACGCTTTTCTTCATCAGGCTCATTGAGAATCAGATCAATGATATTCGGCTGGTCGCCGGTATCAAATTTAACCTTAATTCCCTTGGCCTTTGCGATTTCCTTGATTAATTCATCCGGGCTTTTTTCAAACTTTTCAGCCCACCGATTGTACAAACCGACTGTTTCCGATTGTTTGCCGAGCTTGGACGCGATATCCTCATTTTTTTTGGTGAGGTCCGCTATTTGCTTCTGCAAATCGGCGACCGTCGGTTCTTTGCCGGCATTTCCATTCGGGTCATTCCCCGGAGTAGCCGATCCCGGTCCCGGATCGGTTTTCGACCCACCCGCATCGCCAGGTTTACCCCCGGTTCCATCGGATTGGGCCTTATAAAACGGATGCGTTAACATCATTTACCCTTCTGTTTGAGTTTATAGTTATTGGTTATCAATATCATTTTTTTCTTCAACATTTCCATTCCCATAACCAGCAATCGATGATCCGCTGGATTCCGGGTAAAATCAGGATTAAAAAACAGGTCTTTCTGTTTCTGAATTTCCGCTTGTAACTTTGATATCAAGTCTTCCCAGGCTGAAGAATTAATCATCGCCAGATATTCGGACTTTAATCTTTCCTCAAAAATCACTGGCATAAATTACCTCATTGCCGGCGGCCTGATGCCCCGGTTTGGATCAGACTGATCCTGACTTCCCTGCATTTGCTGATTTCCGAAATTAACCATATTTATCGTCATTGACTGTTTTTGCTCGTGGGCCTCAATATGTTGTTCGACATTCATTTGAAATGCCTTCGGCCATGTCAGATAATCCGGAGTCTTTTGCAGCGCCCGATGAGTCCGAATATGGTCTTTGTCAATATTTTTCGGCATAACCTCGGGCACCTGACCGATTGCAAAAAGTTTATTTTCGACTTCAGGTGGAATATCGGTCGATAACATGCGGGGGTCTTTGACAAAGCTATCGTGGAATTTCGGCACCAGCTCCGACCAGAGATAGGCGTATATGTTTTCCCAGTTATGAAGTTCCGGCATCAACATCGCCCTATCCATAGCCAACATGAATTGCTGTAAACGAATAGGGGATTGCGAAAGTTCAAGTGTCCCCATCGGATAGAAATCGGGCATACTGTCAAGATAATAGTCTTCGGGGTTTATCATAATAAATCTGTCGCCGTATTTTCCGAAATGCTTGAATCTTTCCGATTCGGACATAAACGACTGATTCAAAAGAAACTGATTCATGTAAATCGGAATCAGGCAGCAATCTTCAAGATCGAGCGATATTCTGGTCGTCTTATTATCGGCGGCCTGTCCGACCTGTGCTGTCTCCGTAGCCGTCCGGCGCGTACCGCGGCTGACATACGACCCCTGTTGATTTTCTGAAATCGAAACCTTTTCGATGGCGCTAAACTGAAACATCATTTCCTCGGCCATTGAACCTGACGGATTGGTTCCGGGACTATGAATCCAAATTTTGTCGCTGGCCGCACCGCTCCAATCTCCGGTAAAGACTTTTCCGTGATGAAGGGTCTGATCGCCGTCAGCCGGAAGAATATCATCATGAACCAAAGCAATCGGGTCGGTAACAAGGTTTTCCCAGTCTCTCCGATTGTTGAGCGATTCGTTTATATCCCATTGATTTCGCTCAATTCTCTGAAGTACGCCCATCATTTTGAATTTCGGGTCCGGCATCTCAAAAATACCCCACCTCTGAAGCGGCCAGTCGGAGACATTAATTCTTGAAATGACTTCCCCGTAAGCGGTTTCAATAATATGATCGCGGCTCCAATAACGAATAACAGGTATTTTTCGGCTCTCATACCATTCCAATAACTGCTCTTCCGATTCAGCCTTCGATTCCATTTCCTTTATAAACTTGGCATTTTCGGTTTGCCAGATCTTTAAAACCTTGTCGATGTTTTTATATTTACCCCATGGAGTCTGGTCGGTTTTAGCCATTGCTATAAGAGTTTCAATCATATCCTCACGCCAGTCGATGAATCCGCGCGAATCATTAAATCCGTCAATCGCAAGAGTATCGTGACAGCAATTAAAATATGAAATGTGGAATATATCGGGCCGGTCGATTTTGTTGGGCCGCCATTCCTGCTCCATTTTAATTTGCTTGAATGGTAAACTTATTGGCCCATATTGCTTAAAGGTCTTTTCGGTCTTTCTCTTATTAACGAAACCAGGTTGCATCATCCAGCGAGCGCCGGTAATCGAATAATCAAAGCAGGCTGCCTGAAGAAGCGCCTTATAAATCGTATGCCGGAATTTCATTTCTTTATGCTGTTTAATCATGTGAGCGGAAATCTTATAGCAGGCCGCCTGTTTTGCAAAATCATTGGAAGTCATTAGAAGATAGTCGGGTGTGCCGAAAAAGTTGTTATAAAGCTGACAGACAAAAGAATCGACAACGGCGGCGCCGATCGGCATATAAGAATGGGAAAACATTTGCTTTACGTCAATTTCGACGTTTCCGGTCTGTTCGTCAATTACATCCTCGGGATTATCTCTGGCCTCATAAATAGCCTTATACCTTTCACATCTGGAAATATCGTCCTGTTTTTCCCTGTTCCATTCTTCGAGGTCATTCATAATCCTTGCGGATGCGTCTTTGTCGCTTAACTCACGAAGCGATTTATACCGAATGGACAACGTGACCTCCCCTTGACTGACTGATTATTGATTTTTTGTTAGGTTTTGAAGCCAACCTCTTTCCGGTCTGGCCGTAAATATATTCACGCCTGCCATATTCAGGTTTTTCCGCCCAGGTCAGATCATATTCGGTAAAAGTGTTGGCAATTCGGTATCTCATGGTGTCGCCGCCATGTTCGTAGTATCCTTCTTTAACGTAATGACCCTCTTTGCCTTTCCCTTTTTCGGCATAATGTAAAGCCGCACAGCAGGAACGCAGATATGTGCAGGATTCATCAATTAAGATAGCCGGCTCACCATTGGGATAAAAAAGCGAAAAGACCGTCTCTATCAATTCGGTTGATTCCTGAACTCCGAATTTTCGATTATTGAGACTGAATCCGTGGGCCTTGAAAATCTTTATGCTCGTGTTCATTGACTTATCGGCCGTAGTCTCGTTCTGGCGGTCGCCAAGGGGATCACAGCAGCTTTTAACTCGTTTGGCGGCCCACGCTGAAGGATATTCCCGCCTCATTAATTGCTCGGCCTTCTGGGCCTGTTCCGGGGTATCGGAATTGGTCAGTTTGATTTCACGCAGAAATCTAAGTTGCTTATATACTTTCCCATTTATTGTCAATGGTATCGTTTGTGAAAACAGGCTGCAATTTATCTGTGTTCCGAAATCGTGGGAAGTTTCAATCGGATATCGTTCGTCGTACTCGAGCTTTCTGACAAAAACGGTTTCGTCCCAATTCAGAATTACCGGCCGACCGACAAAGGAGTCGTACTTGATATCCATTTCCCGGCGCCATGAAGACCGGGCCGGATACAACCGCCTGGCCATCTTTACGAAATGCGTTCCCTGTTTGGTTTTCGGGTCCTTATATGGGTCGCAGGTATAATGCAGGCTCAAAACATCTATGCCGGGCATATCCGGTAGATTGTAAGATGGGGGCGTTCTCCAATAGCGGACACCCGGCATATTTGCAGCAAGGATCTCAAACGGAATCGATTTGAACTTTTCATCGGGCAATTCGAGGAGTTTCTTTTCTATATAAAACCTTTCTTCTTCAGAACTTAAACCTTTCGGTATTTCAAACAACCGCTCCTTTACCGTATCGCTGTCAATCTGTCTTTCACCAAGAGATTCTCCGGTGTCGGGGTCAAGACCATACATGACATGATAAGCATAACTGAAACCATTGGGAGTTCCGACGTTATGACAACGACCACCTCCGGTAATGGTAGGCATTCCAGCTTCGTAAGCTTCTCTAAATTGTTGCTGGTGATTCATTTCATCACCAAAAATTGTTGAAGATGTATTATGTCGGACGGCATCACCAGTTCCCGGAATTGCCACGAGTTGAGACTTCATACTCGGAAATTCAATTTTATCAGCTGTTCCGGTTTTATTCCCAATCTTTTTTGCCTGTGGAAGCCATTGCCCTATTATCGGATAGGTTATCTCGACAGCGTTATCATATATATCTCTGGCCCGACTTATGCAATCGTTGGCATCATCCTGATCTTTTGATTGATATAGATTATTCCTCGAATATTTTGACATCGCATCCCATAGATCGAGTGCCACCATCAGCCAGGTCATCATAATCTGTCTGGATTTTTCAATAAACAGAATGTTAAATTCTTCCCATGCCCGCGCCACGAGTCTGATATAGGCCCTGTCAGGAAGTGGTTTGGCTTTATAAGTTGGGTCGTGTTCGTCCTTCGTGAAGGTAAAATATTTGAGCCAGTAATAGGGGTCTCGGAGCGCTATCTGCGACCGAATGCGATATAGTTCAATAAGTTCCCCATCGGTCATACCCTTTGATATATCAGGCTTGCCGTCAGACATCCTCGATTACCTCAGCGTCAAGAATCGGATTTCTTAATTCAGCTTCCTTTTGTCGCAGAACCGCAAGACTTTCAGGGGCTTTGGCAGAATGAACAAGATCGATAGTGCCGCTATGGTCAATTTTTAAAGCGGTTTCAAGACCGGTAGCACGAATAACCAAAGCGAGGACTCGGGATTGAATATTATAATCCGGCACTTCCACCTGTTGCGGATTGGCCCCTATCCTTTTACCTTCTTCATTATAAATCGGAACCAGTATCGTATATGTTTTTCTGGCATTGATTAATTCAACGATTTTATCGCCGAGTGAATTAAGATTAAGCCCCTTATTTACAAGGACTTCACCAAGAGGACCGCCAAGCTCCTTATTGACAACAGCAAAAGAAGCGGCAGTAGTGATAGCATCCGTGCGAGCATCTTCATCAATACACTTTTTAACCTGATTCGGATCGGGAATAAATTCACTGGCCATAAAAAATCCCCCAGTCTTTTAAGAAAAGAAAGAGGGATTAAATAATTTTGTCAAGTATAATTTACGTATGAATTGCCTATGAACTGCGTATGAAACGTTTTGCGTAATCACAAAGCATTGCAAATATGCAACTTATCATGCACAAAAAAAGTGCAAAATTATTGTCCATAGTCTTTATAATATCCTGACATGGTATAAAATTCGCGCCATTTATTTTTATTATCTTCATTGCAATCGACATATCCGAGATGTTGGAAACCGTTTTTTTTGAAAGACATGGCGAGGCTTACTTTTTCGATGGTGGTTTTATACGAAAGATGGTATTTCCTGTATTGTGGAGCAACCGGATAAAGGAAATACAATACCTCATATCTCCAGAATTTCGGCTGAATCCCAATATGCAGTACGGGGTCAGGCTCACCGATAATCCAGATAATTACGGTATGATTAAGCCGATAACCGCATTTTTTATTGTATTTCCGCCAGGCCGACCCAAGCTGGATGACAGCGTTCACATGAATCGGATACATGCTGTCACCAGCTTTAGATCGACGCTGTTTCGGCTTATACGGGCTGTTCGCCGGGTCCGTCATTCGGCACAGTCTCCGATGTTTCGGGGTTTACGGAATCCGTAAGTTCTTCCTTACCTGAAGCCTCGGCCGGTTCGTCATCAGGGTAGGACAACGTTTGCGGCTCAGGATTCATTTCAATCTTGGTCGGTTCGGGATCTGCGGGCGGTTCAGTAATCGGCCGATATCCGCGCAGGAGTTCGGTAATCGTCTTGTGGATGTGCGACGGGACTTCGTAGATGAAACCCGCATAATTAATAAATACGTAATCCTTCATGTCTGTCATGACACAATCCTTTCTTTGGTAACAGGTTAATTGGGCATCAATATTTTCGGTTTGGTTATTTTTCTTGACGGGAAAATCCCGGCCGGCAACAGAGAAACCCCGAGTATCGTCCGACATTTCTGGCAAACGCTGGTCGCCTGGACCAAATACAGAGCGCCTTCAATCTGGCTGAATCCGGTATCGATCGGCGGATTTTTGGCGTGACAACCGGAACATACAGACATAGTTTGCTCTTGTTTTTTGTCGAGGTCATCGGCTGTAACGAGCTTGCTCATTTTAATTTATCTCCAATTTCTGACTTAAATTTCAATTTCCCGGTCAATTTATATAAAAACCAATTCGGCGCCCAGTGCCAGAATGTGCAAAGCGTATAGTATCCATACATCGAAATCTGTTTCCTCTGTGTAAAATGCTGCAGGATGTCGTCAGCGACGATCCAGAGGCCGAAAATCGATGCGGTCAGGCCAAGATATGGGTTGAGATTAAAAACGCCGTAGAAGCCCGCTATGGCGATTAAATAGCCGGTGAAAAAGTGGTGACAGCGCCAGAACGAAAAATCAGTCCTCGGCTCCAAATGGCGAAAATAGAAGTTCATAACTTTATATACCTCATAATCTGAGATTCCGAAAAATTTTCTATAAAATCTTCTGGAGTGTTGCAGATATGGCCTTAACCTTTTATCGGTTTCCTCTATTGGAGTCATGTCAATTTTTTTGTCCAAGTTTTTCCAATCTATATTCATTGATTTGCATAACCTTAAATACCAGTTGGGGACTTCTTCTTCCGGATAGGGTTCGGTATTATTTCCCCAATCAGCAAGCAGATCATCGAAAGAATCTTCATCGTTTTTACTTGAACTCATTTTATCAAAATCACCTCTCCGGACAAAATCCGCTTCAACAATCTAATCGTCTGCTCGGTCGAAAGTTTCATAAATATCGAAATATGGTAAAACGGAACCCTGTCAATCGGACAATCAGCCTTCCGCTTTTTCAGGGTCTTTATCGACTCTCTCATATTTTACACTTTCGCGATAGTTGACAGTCAATTCTAATAGTCAATTCGCGTTCTGTCAAGATAAAAATAATAGTCAATTCATATATTTTACAATAGTCAATCGGCAGATAAGGCGTTATATCACAACACCGTCATAGAATAGTCAATCGCCAGTTGAAAATCCCGACCTTCTTAAATCCAAAAAGATTCCAAAATTATTTTTTTCTGAGAGAGGGAAGCAATCCCACTCACACGGGAGGCCTTGGGGGCGACTCGGGCCGGGCGGACAAAAGAAGACGGGGGAGGGGTCTTTAATGGATCGCACGCGAGGCGGCGGCCACGACGATCGAGCTCCATGGCTTCGAACGGACACCAGCCGAACCAGCAGCCCTCCGGCGGAGGCCCGGCCTCATATCCAGACCATGGGTGAAGCCCATATTTTCAGAAATAGCATGCAATCGCTTGCATATCGAGTATAACATAATGGCATACAATAAATAACAACGATTGACTATACAAATTGACTATTATGGACTGCAATAGTCAATCCTTAAGTCATTGCGCCGCAATGATAGTAAAAAAGTTTAGTCAATCCGAGTTTTTATACGATATTAATAGCGGAACCCGAAACAAAGAGGTGTGAGTATGAACAAACATATTGCCGTTATTCAAGTTCTGCGTAATTGCCTCGCGGAAATCCACCAGGAAGAAATAGACAATCTCCATTATGGCGACAATCCAGACCGTTGCAGCTATTGTATCGCCATAGCCGAGGCTGATCAGATACTGGCCGAAGAAATACCGGACTATGACCCTGAAACCGGCGGAAGTAATACAAAGTAATAATGCACAATAATTGTGCAAAGAGGGTTGCAGAATTGCAACCATACCCCAAAAATTCGGATAGTCAATTGACCGGTTCAAGAAAAGATTAAAGAAGAATAAGAGACATACCGATAATAGTAATAAGGAAGAAGAAATATTATAGGGTTGACTATAATTAGAAAGGTAAAGACGGATTGACTATTAACAATTAAAACCGTGGGAGGTTTCGAAATGTCACGTTCAATTCAAGATTTCATCAAAGAAAATGGGCTTGATATGTATATTGAGCCGAGCAATTCCAATCCCAACAATCCTGATTGGAAAGATGCCAACCATTACATGATCCATCTTAAAAATGGGTCAGAACAATTTACAACATATTTCTCTATGGGCTTGGGACTCAAGCACCAACCACTAATTGAATATGTTCTCAACTGCCTTGCAAATGATGCAATGACATTGGAAAACTGCCCCGACTTTGAAGATTGGGCCTACGAATTAGGCTATAATCCCGATAGCCGAAAAGCTGAAAAAATCTTTAATGCTGTCACCAACCAAAGTGCAAAACTCCGTAATTTTCTTGGTAAAGATTTATACGAAGAACTTCTCTGGGACGTTAAAAGAGAACAATAATAACCACTCGCGCCGTTTCCGGGGCCGGGGTAAAACTCCCACGGTTCCCGGTCTCGGCGGCGCGGAATAAGGAGGTATTAAAATGAACTGCATAAGATTAAACGCCGGAAACGACAGAAACGGCAATCCTCGCCGTGTTTATGTCATATTAGATCAGGATAATGGCATAAAAGCCGTTTATGACGAAGGTTACAGGGGCTACGATGCCGTCCCCGATATTTACCGGAAAATTGCCCAAACTGCCCCGACTTTTGCGACAACGCCGCGAGAATATCGGGAAATCTTAAAACAATTTAAGGAGCAATAACCATGTCAGAATCAAAACACACGCCGTGGACTTATCACTTAGGAGAAGATTATACCGAATTTTACAATGCCAATGGCGATATTATATGCCATGCCAATTATCGTATGGATGAAGCCGACGCCCGTCTTATCGCCGCCGCGCCGGAGTTGCTGGAAGCCCTAAAGGCCGTTTTACAATACTGCGTTACCGTTGATGGTGTCCCTGATAAAGGCAAAGGGCGAACCATCACTCAACAAAAATCGCTTGACCTTGCTCGCACCGCCATTGCGAAGGCGGAACAATGACGCCGACCGAATCCTGCAAGCAGACCCTTACCCGGCTCGGGGCCAAACTCGAAACTATTGATCTGCCGGGTATTGAGGCCCAAAAGGCGGCCCTGCTGAACGCTATCCGCATCTGCCTGGCCAATATTCACGACCAGCGCCGACTGGCGCTCTATTTCGAGAAATGGCAACTGTTCATTTCTGCCTATACTATTTGGAAAACCCGTCAACGGGTGGCCGCCTGGCTGCCGGAATTAAACAGGATAACATTATGACAGTCAAACAATTTCTCGACGGTGACGGCCCCTATTACGTGATAATAGCGGCCGTCATGTATTTCGCCGCTCATATCGTGGCGGCACTGGTGAAATGAGGCTAACTATGGACAAAACTATTATCATCGAAGTATGGCGCGGAATTGTTTCCGAGGTAAAAAATATTCCGCCAGGTTATGATTACTTGGTAGTCGATCTTGACGAACCTTTTGAATTGAGGTGTCCTGATGAAACCCGACCGAAAATTACTCCATAATCCGCTTATCCGGGCCACCATGTACCGGATGAGCCGGATATTTACGACACCGATCCGGGGCCAATACCCGGAAGTCATAGAACCCGAAATGTTTGAGGAATACCATGAAAGGGGACCCAAATACTTTGGAACTAATCGCCGGAATTGGGAAAATCGAAAAAAAGACCCAAACTGGTGAGAAGAAAAAGCGGAAAAGGCCCGAACCGATCAACCAGGGCAACATCTTTAACCCCGATAAAATTCAATACGGCAATTTGCCGCAGGATCAGGAGGAATTATTATGAATCAAAATGATTTAGTTCAATTCAGAGGTCTTATGGTGGCGCCGGACCATCCGGCCAGACTCCGGGCGGCCCAGCTTATTCCCTATTTAATCGATCTCGAAGAGAATAACCGGATCGACCGTTTGGCCCATCTCGGCATACCCGGACCGCTGGTCTGTCCCGAATGCGGCGCCATCCCCGGTCAATATCACCTGCTCGGCTGTTCGCATGAAATATGCCCGAAATGCCGAGAAAAGCTCAAAGAATGCGGCTGCCTGGTCCTGTACAAGCATGGCGAGCCAACATTATGAGCAAAATCGTCAAAGCCATTATCTGGCTGACTTTCGGGGGATATGTTATTTGGCGAATCTGGACAATAATATCAGGATAAAATCAACTTAAAGGAGGTTTATTATGGGCTGGGATGCGTTTGCCCGAGGACCGAAAGGCGGAATTAACATCAATTCTGATGCCGCTAACGATTTCAAATATAAAGCCCTTCAAGTAAAAAGGAATATCGGGTCTGCCGACTGCCTTCTCGAAACTGGCGCGCTTGATTGTTCAAATTGTGCCGAAATGATAGAGCGGGCATGCGGATTATCACCATGGACCGAAGAACTTTGGAACCCCCGAAATATGCAATGGGATTGGAATTTTAAATATAAAGATGAAGATGCCTGGGCTTATCATTCTGCGAAGGTCTTCATAGAGACCTGTATTGAGCACGATTTAACAATTCGATTCTCATTTTAATTAAAAAGGCCCGCAAAACGCGGGCCTTCCCAGGATACAACTTCACAAACCAAAAAGGGATACCATGAAACAATAACAATATTATAATTTCAAAATTGCCTGTCAACATAAAAAAGCCCGGCGAGTAACATACCGGGCTTTTTGACAATCAGTTTCTATAACGCTGGGCCATGTGAATCTTATTAAGTCATTGCCACCTCCATAATTAAAACGCTTCGACTCGGGCCATCGATTCGTAGTATTTCAAAAGAAATGACTCGATGTCCCACACGTGAACATTCCCCCTCTTTATCCATTCGACACTGTCCATCTCTCTTAATTTCGCTGCCGGCAGAGATTTCCGCTCCGGCAGGTACGCCTTTTCCAGCAAAACCCATTTCTCAATCGGTATAATATAACAGGCGTTTATCTGCCGGGCAATCCGGACATTAATTATCACCAAAGAAAGACCGCCCGATTCCCTGAAAGCCAAAAGGCTTTTCCTCTGATGAGGCGCCAGACGGTCAAATGCCAGTCCGCCATTGGCGCTCTTATGCTGCTTATATTCGATGGCGATTGGAAGGCCCCGCCAGATTGCCATGGCATCAAATGGTTTCGGCGGAATAAAGCGCGGACCGCCCGAAATAGATAAGGGCCACTGTGCCTCATGTTTTGCCCTGATATCGGTAAGGCACTTAAATAGTTCCACCAATTCCCTGCGGCAATCAATGGTATCCTGTCGATATTTTGTGAATTTTTCATCCTCCCAAAATTCGGCCGCAGCAAGCTCTCCCGACAAGCCAAGTTTTAACCTGGCTATTTTTATCGACAAATCAATAAATTTGGAAGTTAATTCCGGCTGTTCAACCTTAATGGAAGGTGCCGGTATGGCATCCGGGATCTTCAAATAAAAATGGCCGGCCGTTTCAAACGAGACCTTCATTTCTTTTGCAAAATTCGATTCCCTCATTTGTACTCTCCTTCAAGCATATAGTCTCTAATCTTTTGGCTTGGTTCGGGCATATTATAACTCGAATCCGGATTGACGGGCAAAGCCGAAATCGTGATAATAGGTCGTATCTACAATCCCCCAGTCCTCCGCCCTTATTCCAATCGGCAGGGCGACGAGGAACAGTAAAAAGATGATTAAGCGTTTCATGTGTCCTCCCGCCATTGGCCCTTATTTTTGATATATATATCCCCCACATCCCCGGTTTCAGAAAAATAACAATAACAATTCTTTTCCCACCGCCAATGATAATTACCCTTAGGACAAATCAAAAACAACCATTTGCAATATTTTTGAAGTATCCTTCTCCATAATGGACTATACCCACTGCTCACATATTCCTCCTATCTCCTATCCGGCAATATCAGGCCGGCTAAAAACGAGAATAATATTCCAAAAAGAATATAAATAACGACTTATCGCTCCCAATTATACCAGTAAGTATATCTATATTCATGGTTGCACCAATCATGCCGCATATAATAATATAACCACCCACCCTCATAGAGCATGACATTCCAGCATGGGCACGTCGGTATTGTCTTACTCATGTATCACCTCGGCGGGGGAGCCGCACCAATGGCAGAACTTCCAATTATATGACCAAAATTCCGCCAGTCCCCCATTATTGTTATAGCGGATAGAATCAATCAACATGAAAGATTTGCCATTATTTTTAGGACAATAGCAATCGCACGTCGGTCTATACTTAGTCTCACTCATCGGCGGCCTCGACTTCAGCAAGTATTTGAGCAAGTGCATCCTGACCACGAGCCGTATCAATGTCAACTTCCGCAGACTCAAATTCTACCTGAATGGGCTCATCACCATCCCTGCCAGTCCACCCCCTCAAACACTTTATGATTGATTTGCGCATATTATTTCCTTTCCACGGTTTTACGATAACAGCCCCGGCAGGCGGATATATGAACCAAACCGCCCGCGCATTTCTGCCAGAATCCCGCCGTCATCTTTCCGCAAATATAACATTTCTGCTTTGGCATCTTCGGCAATTCCGATTTGGTCCCACCCGCCTTCTCCATGATCCGCTTTATTTCCCGGTTCGGGTCTTTGTGCGCTCGCTTCCAATTATTCATAATCATTATCCTTCAAATATAATAGGCTAAATATGCTTGATATTAGTAATATGGTTATTCCCCCCCCGCATTGGGGTCATCCATATCAACATCAAGGCGGCCAGGCGTCATGGGCATAAGATATCCGCTGATCGATTGACCTTCGGGCGTTTTTCCGGCGTAGAATTCCACGATCTCCGTACTTTGATGGAATCTAAATTTTATTCCATGCAAGTAATTTTCTCCCATGCCATCCTTGCATTCAGCGACAAATTTGACCAATTTCTGAAGCAATTCGAGATTAAGGATTATCGTCAGAGATTCGTAAAATGGCGTTTGTATTGGTTTGCTCGGAAACTTTGTCGGTCCCACGATTTCACCCATGTTGTCGAGGGCGATAGGCTCCTCCAATTCTATTTTTTCGCTGTTCGGCGGCGCCGAAACCTGAAAATAAATATGTCCATCCGTGGCGCGCGTAGAACCATCCGAAAATAGATGAACCAAGTCGAGCCGGCGCGCGTAATGCGGATCGTCTTCGTTTTTCTTTTCGCTGCAGGCGGCCTTGACCGCCAGATTGTACTTATTGATTGATTTAATCATAACATCATCTCCCTCTGATATATTTCTCTGATTGTTATCTTCTGGGGCGGTCTCTCCGGGTCCAGCCGGCGCCGCGATCTTGTCTTTGTGTATATGTCGATTGATTCATTCTCGATGCGCTGGCAGTATTCGAGCCATTCCCGTTTATCTTTGGCATAATGAAAACCGTCACTCCCAGCGATGATTGTATAATTATTTCGAGCCAGATCGACCGCGTCCGCAAATGTGGCCTTATGAATGTCCTTGCCGAGAACGTCAAGCAAGGCGTTTTTCGTGAACGCCTTCGGTCGGTGTCTCCGAAGAAAGTCCGCGATCCATTGCGCGAGGTCGATTATGGGGTCGGTGGTCACTATATCAAGACTCCCTGGTTAACTCTTTGCTCGCCATATTTGATATATTTATCGTTAAGCTCTATTCCGAGCCACTGACGGCCCATTTCCTGCGCCCGATACCCGACGGTATTGGTTCCACAGAAGGGGTCGAGGACGATGCACTTACCGCTTGAATCCATGATCGGGAAATAATTATGCTCGCAGTCGGGCCAGAAACCGAGGGTTTTATTTTTGTTTTGATATTCCTCTCCATTTTTTCGCGCCGCCTGACGTAGTAATGCAAGCCTGTTCGCGTTCGATCCTTTTTTATAAGCCGTTTTTGAATGGCTGTCATGGTCGGCAAGCATTTTTTCCACCACCCTCTTAAACGGCTTCCCGCATATCCCGCAGGCTTGCTCGGCTGTCCCGGCAAGGATACATCTATTTACAAGCTCCTCTGGAAACGTGGCGAAATGCGCAAACGAGCAAGACTGCGTTGCGAATGTCCAGACTGAACGAAGATTGCGGCCAGACGGATTTGGCGGCAAGAAAGTCGATGTCTCTTTTGATTTGCCATTATATACAATTCTCTCGGTTCGTTTTTCATCTGTTATAAGTGGCTCCCTCACCGCGTCCGCATCGTAGTAGTATTTCGCGCTCTTGGTTAGCAGGAATATATACTCATGGCTCTTTGTCGGCCTGTCCTTGACCGATTCCGGCATGGGATTGGGCTTGGCCCAGATGATGTCAGACCGTAACCACCAGCCGTCTGCCTGAAGCGCAAGCGCGAGCCGCCAGGGGATGCCGCAAAGGTTTTTGGGCTTCAAATAGTCGGGACGCTTAACTTTTATATTTCGATTGGCGTCATCTAATCGCTTTTGTCCATTAAAACCACTTCCCTGTTGTGCCAAATATGAATCCCCCATATTAATCCAGCATGTTGCATCGTCCCGCATGACCCGGCGCACCTCACGGAATCCGGCGACCATTTTCTCAAGATATTCTTCTGGCGTCTTTTCGAGTCCAAGCTGTCCTTCAACTCCATAATCTCGAAGTCCCCAATAAGGCGGACTTGTTATGACGCACTGGACAAACTCATCCGGCCATGATTTCAGGACTTCAATCCAATCGCCCTGATAGATTTTATTTATAGAAGGCATCCCTGCTTTTTCTATCCTCACTCATTATTACTTGTCAAAAGGAGTGGCCCCATAATATCGGGAATGTTCAGTCGCCCCTCGGACGCGGATTGTGCAATATGCTTTCCCACGGTGGTCATACCATTGGAGGTATTCATTACCAGATAGCCGGCAAAGACATCAGCAATGCTTGCCGATTCATATAAAACAGCATCACAGTCAGCTTTGATTTTGTGCGCCAATACTCGCCATGCGATCATTTCCGATTGCGACTTGAATTTAGACTTTAACTGTAAGCCGTAATTAGTATTATGTCTTAATTGATATTTATTATTTTCATTTGTCTTATCAATCAATAGCTGCATAATTTTAAGGTAGTTGACCGACCAGCAAAAAGTGATTCCGTCTTTTGAGGCCATGATAGTCCAACCCTTCTCTCGGTCGCTCGCCTGCGCTATTTTGTCAAAATCCATCTTGCTTAAATATCCAATTATTTCGGATATTG